AAGTGCCCGACTGGTTGCCGTTTTGCGTGCCGCGAGCGGATGTATCGGGTAATCTCTCGCAGAAATGAACCAGCACTAGTGAAGCGAACGATGGGTTTTGAACAACTTGCCGAGCTGAGAGACCGTCTGCGCGCACAGGCGGCGCAGGCGAAACCGGCTCAAACCAAAAGCTCCGCGGGACGCGCGAAGAAACGTGAAGCCGTCGAGCCGGGAGTCGAGGCTATCTGGAGGCTGCAACGGCATTTTCCGCTGGCGTTTCCGAAAAGTCCCGCGGCCAAGGTTCCGCTCAAGCAGGGTATTCTCCAGGATGCGCAGCAGCATCTCGAGCTATTGGGAATCACCGCCGAACAACTGAAACAGGCCATCGCCACCTGGTGCCAGGGCAGCCGCTACTGGAGTTGTATGGTGGAAGATGCGCCGCGACTGGATCTGCAAGGCCAGGTTGCCGGCAAGGTAACCGCCGAGCAGGCGGTGTATGCGCGGCGGCAGGCGTCTCGCCGGCAGCGCGAGCAGATGCGCGAGAAGCGCGCCAAGCGTGCACAGGCGGGTGGCGAAGCGCCGGCCGCCACGGAGGCGCCGACGCCTGAAGCGCCCGCAACTGAAGCGAGCCCCGAGGCGAACTGATCGCCGGGGCAGGGCGCGTCGGATCCTGGCGCGCTCCTCGGTTGCCGGTCGCTGCGGGCCCATTTCGCGGACGTCTGGGCCCGTTTCTCCCGGCTTGTGCTACGCAATAGCCTGATCTGCAAAGTTTTTTTCGTAGAGCGCTTGCCAAGCTCGGCGAATCCGTCCATAATTGCGTCCATTCCAGCGATGGGTGAGCTAAAAATCTTTTGAAATCAAAGGGTTATAAGTTCAAAATCGCGCCAGGAAAGAAATTTCAGCGATATGCCAAACGCATGTCGCTTCGCTCAAAGGCTGAGTAGCAGAGTGGTTATGCACCGGATTGCAAATCCGTGAACGCCGGTTCGATTCCGACCTCAGCCTCCAACAGGAAAGCCCCGTAGCTCAGTGAGTTACGGGGCTTTTTTCTTGCCTAGGAAAGCGGATCATTTCCGCAATTCTCCGATCATTTCCGCAACGCCTCCTCACTTCGTCGGGCTTACCACCTCGCCGACGCGTCGGTAAACGTTCTTCGTGATCTGCTCCTTTGTGTGGCCAAGCAGCTTGCTTGCGTCGGCCAGGTTCTCGATTTCGCTGGCTGCCTTGGGGCGAATATCGCTGAAGCGGAACTGCTTGATTCGTTCAGCAAGCGGCTCGTCTCGGGCGGCCACTGCTTGGGCGGCGGCTTCTGCTCGCGCCTCGTCCCAGCGATTTCGCATCATGGCGTAGCTCATGCGGAGGCCTGATGGGTTCGTAATGAGGCGCGAACTGGTAATGCCGGCCAGTTTCCGGCGCTCGAACAGGCCGTCGATGAACACGCCCAGCCCTGTTGGCTGTTCGCCATCGAGCAAGCGAATCCTGAGCTTTTTTCCTGTCTTGCCCTGGGCAACCAGCAGGAACTCGCCTGCCAGATCGCCTGTTGAGACTTTCAGCGTGTCCGCAGGTCGCTGGCCGGTGAGATAGGCTAGATCCATCGCGTCTCGAAGCTCCTGGCAGGCATGAGCGTAGACCGCTTCCCAGACATCGTCGGAGGCATAGTAGTCCCTGGCCTTCTCCTTGTTCCGTCGCACCCGGGCGCAGGGGTTTTCGCCATCGATGTAGCCCCATTCCCTCGCGAGCGTGAAGACATGCGAGAGTAGTGCTATCTCCCGGTTTCCACGAGTTTTCGCTGTCCTGGCATCGCGGTACTGGGCGACCACCTGAGGAGTAATTGCCGTGATCGGCGCGCTATCAAAGGCTTTCCGTAGTTGCCTCAGTTCGGCTTGATTGTCCGATTGAGTACGCGGCGCCTTCGTCGGGACGACCTCGCGCTCGTAGCGATCGAACAGTTCTTTCATGTAGCGCACGATCTTCGGCGTTGTCGTCCGCTCGAGGCGAGCCCATTCGGCGCGCGCCTCGTTCAGGTCGCTACCCAGCGGAATCTCCTTTCGATTTCCCTCCTCGTCTCGGCCGTTGTAGTAGTAGCCGATCCAGACTTTCCCCGATTTCAATTTTCGGACACGCTTCAACATGCGGGGCGGCATGTCTCGGTTCGTAGACTTCGGCCGCATATCAGGACACGTTCGACAGGTCGAGCGACCAGGCGGGGTCGGAAACTGTGGTTCTTGTGGGATGAACGCCTGCCAGACGCAACCGCGCATACACCCGCCCGACTATGGGACGGCCCGCTGCGTTGGTTTCATAGTTCCAATGGTGATTTTCGAGCCACTCGATCTGTTTGCTCACGACCTTCTTTCCAACTAATTCAGTGAGTTCGTCAGGGGATAAAAACTCGGAAAGGGACATTGCTGTTCCCTCATGAAATTGCGACCCTTTCCGTTGGGCCGCGGGCATGGATGATTTCAGGTAGGATGCACCGGCTCACCGGTGACGGGACCAGCCTTGGCGGGCATGTGCCCCTGATCCGGTGGGCTTTCGCTGGGCGAAGGTCTGGCCGGAAACGGCTTTCCCGCCAGGATGCCCAGGGCGTCGGTGGCGCGCTGGACGATGTTGAGCGCCATCTGCAGCGCCGCCGCGTCATCTTGCATGCGCATGAGTGCGGTCATCTTGGGCCGGTGCTCGGCACATACTCTGTCGCGAAGCTGACCGGCGGCGCGGCGAACAGCGTCGGCCGTACCGTGGTGCTGGAGCACCAGGGCCATGACCAGTACCACGTCGACGCTGTGCATCTGCATCGTGGTTGTGCGAAGGAGCCAGCGGGGAAGTGCGATGCCTGGTTTCTGCTTCATCCGAAGCACCCCGTCTGCCAGGCCGCCAGCGTGCGAACGATCGGGAATATCTCCACCAGCCCCACCACGGCCAGGCCGAGGGCGGCGATGATGCCGAGGGCGGTCAGTGCTCTACGCATGGTCGGAGCCTCCCTCCTGCTCGCTCAGCAGGGCGCGGAGTTCCAGGAACAGGCGAGCGTCATCGTTCACCGGCTGAGTCTCTGGCGGGTATGTTTGATCGAACTCCGCTCGAAGATCGAGTTGAGACCTGATTCGCTCCAGCAACTCCCGCGGAACCACCACATGCGTTGCGAACTCTCCAAGGCTGCTGCAACCGTCCGGCGAGTGATGGCCCTCGGTCATCGGCATGCCGCAGAGGCATCCGATTACCGGAGCATCCTCTGCCTGCGAACGGGACAGCAGAGGCACGCGACGCTCGCGCACGATGGCGGACACCTGTCCGACCAGATCGCAGAGGCTTGCCTGCTTGGCGGCGCCTTCCTCTCCGTTCAGCAGCACGTCCAACTCGCGCACCAGACGACGGTGATCGGCCAGGACTTCCTCGTAGTCGTCGGCGGTGGCCTGCTCGGCCTGCGCCGGGGAGGGTTGCGCCAGGGCGGCGCCGGCCAGGCCCTGGGCAGCTTGCGTCGGCGCCTGGTCCTTGATCAGGGACAGCAGGCTCTCGGCTGAGGAGTGAACGTCGTCGAGGTCCGTCGAGCAGCGGTGCGGGGAGCGGTGCTGGGTGCTGTCGTGGATGTTGTCCAGGGCTTCGACGATGCCGCGCAGGCGGATGGCGCACTGCTCGATCAGTTGGTGTTGGGTAGAGGACATTGTGGTGTCTCCGGTTGCTCCGGCGCCGGCGGCCGGCAGCGGAAGCATTTGCACAGGCCTATCCGTTGGCCTGTGGTGCGGCAGATGGTGGGGCGGTTCATTGCGGTGCTCAGGTAAGTTCGAACGGCGGTTGCTGGTGAATCGGGGTTGGATGGCTGGTGCGCGGAACCTTGACGCCGTGATCGGCGAGGAAGCGCTGGGCGAGTTGGCGCAGTTGGTTCTCGCCAAGGTCGCGGCGTTCTACCAGGTGCTCGCCTGGGTTGCGCACGCCCTCGATCTGCTCGAGCTTGACCCCCAGAACGTCAGAGACGATCGGGTCGCTGCCCTCGTTGGAGATCAGGAAGAACGCTTGCACAGGCTCGCGCTGGCCGTCGCGGTGTATCCGGCCGATGCATTGCTCATGCACGCCCGGCGACCAGTCGAGTTCGCCGAACACCACCGTGCTGCAGGCGTGTTGCAGGCCATCGATGCCTGCGCCGGCGCGTAGGCTGATCAGCATCAGGCGGCTGTCGCCGGCGACAAATGCGTCCTTCGCGGCCTGTTTCTCCTTTGGCGACTCGGTGCCGGTGTACATGACGGGGTTGTAGTCGGCCAACTTCTCCCGCCAGATGCTGTAGACCTCACGGTGCCAGCCGAACAGGAGCACCTGCTGTCCGCTTTCCAGTAGCAGGCGGACGAACTCCGCGACGTATGGCGCCTTCGCGACGCCAGTGGCTTGGCGCACCAACTGGTCGAACTCGCCGGCCGCACGCATCTTCTCGCCGCGGTAGGCCTCGTTGTGAGCCAGGATGGTCTTGGCCAGTGCTACCGCGTCGCCGGTGATCCGCTCCAGGGCCGCGCCGTCCGACTCGATCTCGTGCGGGATCTTCGAGAGCGCCGGAAGTTCTCGGCCGACCTCGGCCCGGGTGCGCCGGAGCATGATTCCCTCCCGACGCAGGTAGGTGCCGAACTGCTCGGCGTCCTTCAGGCGTGGTTTTTCTCCAACGCTGCCGCCCACGCACCACTCGCGCAGGAACTCGTCGTAGCTGCCCAGGCAGTCCGGGATCAGTGGGTTGACGACGTGGTAGAACTCGGAGCCGTAGTTGTAGATGGGCGTCGCGGTCAGGCCCATCCGCAGGCGTGCTTGCCCGGCCAAGTACTCGCAGGCCTGGTAGATATTGCTGCTTGGGTTCCTGAGCTGCTGGCATTCCTCGAAGACCACGTACTGCACGATCTCGCCCAGGACATCGGCCCAGCCCCTGAGCTTGTGATAGCTGACAAGGATCACGTCGGGCAGCGTGTCCCAGAGGTCCGGGATGCGCTGGCGTGGCTGGCGGACCAGCGGGTAGGGTTGGCCCTTGCGGATGTGATGCACGCGCAGGTTCGGAGCGAACTCGGCGAGCTTTTCCGGCCAGTGGTTCGGGAGGGCGGCAGGGTAGACAACGACCGCCGGCAGGTTGCCGGGTTCCGCCATCGGGCATATCCCAGTGATGGTCTTGCCCAAGCCCAAGTCGTCCGCCAGCAGCAGGCCGCCGCGGATCGTGACCTGGGCGCCTGCGAAGCGCTGGTACTCGCGCGGCGGCTTGGCCAGCTTGAATGCCGGCAGCGGCATCCGCCCAGCGACCAGTTCGGCCAGGTTCTGCTCCATCTGATGGTGCTGCTGCGCCAACTGCTTGAGCGATTCCTGTGCGTCCGTGTCGATCTCCATTGGGTAGCGCTGTAGGAACCACAGCAGTTCCCGGCTGTTTTCGGGGCTGGCGAGCAGGTCGATATGCTCACCCGGAGCCTCCGGCACACGCGGAAATACCCGCTTCAACCTGGCGCGCACCTGTGGTTCGCATGTGATCCGCCAGTACCGGCCGTTGTAGACGATCCGGCCGTAGGTGGTTGATGTCATAGCGTTTGCCTTCTCAGCCTGACAATGTGGAAGGGCTTGCCCGCCAACTCCGGCCGTTTGGCCATGGCGGTATCGGCCCAGCGTTGAGTGCTGGCGAGCAGCACAGCGTGGACCTGCGGAAGGGCCAGGTAGCGCTGGCACTGCCGGAGTGCGGCGGCGAGGGAGCCGTCTACTTTCACCTCGATGACGATCCCCTCCAGCCAGAAGTCCGCGCGGTTACGTGCGTCGAGCGCCACCTCGCGCTCATGCTCGAAGCCGGCGCCGGTCAGGACGGTGGAGAGAGCCTGGTGAAGCTGTACCTCGCTGCCGTATCGGTAGTGGTACCCGCCGAGCAGGGAAGCCAGGAGGGCCAGGTGCATGTGGTACTCGGCGCTCATCGCGCATCCTCCGCAGGACCGGTGATGTGCTCCGCGTGCAGAGCGCGCATTCCCAGATTGGTGGCTACGGTGAACTCCAGCCTGGCGCCCTTCGAGTCCATCCAGCCGGGCAGCAGAGCGATTGCCTGGCAGGTGAGCAGCTTCTGCAGGTCGAGCCGCAGGTAGTCGGCCCACTCGAAGCCCGGAATCTCGCCGTGCTCGGCCGGGTTCTCGACCTGGTACCCGAGGCCTCGCAGGCGCGCGGCTTCAGCGTGGAAGGCGGGGAAGTTGTGTTCCGGCAGGCCAGTCATGGGGCCGGCGAGGTAGATGCGCTGGGTCACGGCAGCAGTTCCTCCCCGATCTGGCGGGCATGCTTGAGGCTGCCGGCCCTGATGCGCTTCCAGTTCTTCCCCCAGTCCTCCGTCAGGCCGCCCTGGCTCACGAAGAACGGGCCGTGCTTCACGAACACCTTTTTGCCGGCGTTGCGCATGACGAAGTAGGTGTTGTCGTCGACCGGCTCGTCCGCTCGGTCATGCTCGATTGCCCTGTCGGCCGGCGCCGTGCGCCAGTCCGGCCAGGTGCGCGCCTCGTTCTTCGTCTGCTTGGCGACCAGGGCGTCGATTATCTGCGCCGGAGTGGCGCCGGTGCGCCAAGCCCCGTCAAGGGCCAGGATCACAACGTCGATCCACTCGGCCAGGTCGCCAGGGGCTTCCTCGATCTCGCGCAGTTCCTTGCGGATGTGGTCGATGACGCCGGCGGCGCGCGATCCTGGCCCGAACGTGCGTTCGCTGAACCGGCGCTGGCGCTCCAGGTGCAGGTCGAAACGGAACACGTCCAGGCGCCCCCGGGCGCGGCCAAGCGCGTAGGCCTCGTCCTGGAACATCAGGAGGTGATCGCTGGTGCGTCCGGTCAGGACATCGAGATAGCGGCTGTGGAGCGCTTCATTGGCAAGGTGATCGTCGGGGTGGTTCTGGTTCGTCGTCATGGTTGCACCTGCTGAAGTGGGCGATGGCCGGGTTTCGGCGGTAGGTGTGGGGAGAGCAGCGCGTCCTCGAGGGACATGCCTGCGGCGAGTCGCCGGCGAACGGTGCTGGCCGAGACGGGGCTCGGCAGCAGGTCGACCAACTCTTCGAGGGTTCCGGTCCTGCCGCGCACGGTGTGGGTGTGTTTGTCCTTGCGTGCCTGGCGGGCCTGGTCCAGCGCGCGGGCGAGTGCCGGCGTGCAGTGGCCCCGTTTCTGCGAGTTGGCCCGCTTGTGGTCCAGTGACTGGCCCTTCGCCGGCCACTCGATATCCGGCATCAGGGTCAACATTTCGCGGAATACCCAGGGGCCAATGCCCAGGGCCAGCCGGGTTGCGCGCCGGGAAAACCCGCGCGCGGCCGAGTCACGGATGAACTGTTCGGTGTTCACGGTTGCACCTCCTGTTGCGCGACGCTCAGCGCCACCGCAACCGGGCGCACCCAGATGGGCGTATTGCTGAGCATGAACGTCTCGCCCTGCTCGGCCAGCAGCAGGGTGGTGCCCATCACGCCGGCGATGGCCTCGGCCGCGGCTGGCGGCACGGCGTTGCCGATGCGCTCGCGCCAGTCGCTGTCGCTCAGGCCGTCGAGGATCAACTGTTCTTCCGGGTCCACCAGGCTCTGCAGCGCGGCCAACTCCAGGGTGGTGAAGGGCCTGTGCCAGGTGCCGTCCAGGCTGCGGATGATGCAGGTCAGACGGTCATTCGCGGCCGGCATGCGCGGATCGGCAACGCTCCACCGGCCATTGTCGTGTCTGGCGCTGGCCGACACTGCGCCGGCGGACTGGTCGAACCCGACGACACCGTAGTGCCCGCCGGTCAGGTAGGCGTCGCCCTTGGTGCGATCGAGCACGCGCGGATCAGCGATCGACAGAGCGCCGCTGGCCACCTGCTGGGAGCCGGTGACCGTGCCGGTAGCGCTTCCCCACTCGCCGACGTGCAATTTGCGGCTGCTCGCCCCAGGGTGCCAGTTGTGGTACCTGGGATCGGCAACAGCCTGGCCGCCGGAGCTCGGCGAGTGCCCGCCAGTGATGGTTCCGGCGTGGCTGCCCATGCTGACGACGCGGAACACGTTGTTGTGCCGGACGCCGCCCGGGCGCGGGTCTGCTACTGCGAAAGCACCCTGGCCGGTAGTACTGGCCGCGATCACGGTGCCGGACGGGCCGTCCCAGTCGGTGACGGGGTACTTGCCGAAGCTCTGGCCGCGGGGATCGGCGACGGAGTACGTGCCCTGGCCGGGCGACTTGACGCCGATGATGGCGCCCGAGGTGTCAGTCCAGCGGCGCACGCCGTACTGCTGGTACTGCAGGGCGTTTGCCGGCGCGCGAGGATCCGCGACTGAGAACCGCCCGTTCATCGGGCGGCTCGCGCCGGCGACAACGCCACACGAATCGCCCCAGTGATTCACGCCCAGGACGCCCCGGTGGTACTCCGGCACGATGATCAGATCGCGCAGGTAGCCGTCCTCGACGGCCAGGTCATTCAGGCTGCGCCAGTCACTGCCGGCGCGCACTAGGGCGAGGCGCACCCAGGTCTTCCACTGCAAGGACGGTACGCGGTGCATCGGGCCGGCGGCCTCGATATCGCCCGGCAGCGGCATGCGGCCGAGGATGTCGCCGACGGCGCGGAGCGACTTCTTCTCTGGCTCGTATAGGAAGGGCGGCACTTTCTCGACGTGACGCGCGACAAGCAGGAAGCGCTTCCGGGACTGCGCCAGGCCGCCCAGTTCGCCGCAGTCGTGAGTGGTTTCCGCCACGGCGTAGCCGAAGCCACCGAGCAGGCTGTTGATCTGGTCCAGCAGGTGCCGGCCGCGGCTGGCCAGGCGCGGGACGTTCTCGAAGACGATCAGCGGCACCGGGTCATCAGCCCATGCCTCGCCCATGAGCCAGATGCACCGCAAAGTCAGTTCGTTCAAGGCCTGATATTTCGGGGTCAGGCTCATTTTCTCCGACAGCAGGCCGCTGGCGCCCTTGCATGGGGAACTGATGAAGACGGCATCCGGCCGGCGGCCGCCCGCGGCGCGACGAACATCCTCCGGGGTTGCCTCCCGCCAACCGGCCGGCGGCTCCTTGCCGTGGAACCGCACGTACTGGTCGCGGGTGAAGAGGTCCAGCAGGGTGCCCGGGACACCGGCCAGGCGCTCGAAGTCGCGCAATCCGGCCGGGTCCACGTCGATCCCGCCGAGGCAGACCCATTCGGCCTCGACGTTGCCGACCCGCGGGCGCGCCCGGTTGAAGCCTGCGGCGCCGCCGCCCAGGCCGCAACAGAAGTGGAAGTGGTAGAGAGTGCGCTTGATCATGCGGCGGGTTCCTTTTCGCGAACGTGAGGACGCACTGCGCTATGCGTGATGGCGCAGTGATGTCGTTGGGGCTAGAGTTGGGTGGCCCGGCATGGGGCCGGATCAAGGAGGACTAATGTGTTCTGAGCTATGGAACGACATCATCTCAACGAGCATTGGCGGTGCATTTGGGGGCGCTGCAGCAGGTCTGGTGATCCTCGCGGTCCAGGTAGCAAGAAATGCTTGGCGCGACAGCAAAGAGACCGAAAGAGTGTTTAAGTGGCTGGAGGAAAACTCGGATAAGAAGAAGCAGCCATTCAGGACGACCAGGGCGATCGCCAGTTACAACAACCTGACCGATGATCGTGTGAGGTACCTATGTAGCAAGGACGACCGAATAAAGCGGAGCACGGGAGATAAAGATGATCTGTGGAGCATCCACATCCGGAGCCGAAGCGGTGACTTGTTTACCGGGACTCACGACGAATAAAGACTGTAGGCTGACGTCTTGTAGATGATGTCAGCCTGGGTGGTCATGGTTTCTCCAGGTAGAGCGACGCCGCGCAGTTGCGCGAAGGTCTGCTTTTTGGGATAGGTTTAGTGATTCAGGAAAAGGAGATTGACGGCGTGCATCAGGAAGATGAGGACATCTGGGACTGGGCGACGATGGAGCTAGGGACACTCTTTTACGCATTTGAGGAAGGTGATCTGGCAGCGATACCTCCCCTTGAGGATCTGCAGTCTGCAGTGGACCAAATCGCGCTTTTGGCCGGTTGGCGTGGCTTAGAGCCTGAAGTTCTTCCTCTTCGCCGCCTGTTGGCCGGACCAAATGTCTCAAGCTATGCGGAAGTAGTCCGACTGGCTAAAGACTTTCTTGATCGCGCTCGTGAGCGAATTTTTCCCTTAGAAAATGAGCAGCCTCCCCATCCACTCGACCATGACGTGCCGTTCTAAATCCAGCATCTACGCCGCCCGCTGCTGACTCCAGGCGCCTACGGCGTCAAACACGCGCGCGGCCTGGTCTTCGTCGAGCGAGACGGCGGAGGGAATGGCGATCCAGCCGGAGCCGATCAGGTGGTTGGGGTTGCACTCGCCGACCAAGGCCTTGTAGTGGGTCTCGATCGGGTCGGTGAGGTGCTCGGCGCGGTACAGGCCCTGCGGGGCGATCTCGACCGACTTGTAGTAGCGCTGGCCACGCTGATCGATGCAGAAGGCGCTGAGGTAGATGGTCCAGCTATAGGCGATGTCGCAGACAGCATCGGCGATGCGCTGCCCGGGCGGGATGTTCTTGCAGTTCTTCCAGTTGACCATGCCCTGGCGGCCGCTCGGGTCGATGTTGACCACGGCGACGTGGTTGGTGGCCAGGAGTGCGCGGCAGGAGCGCTCCATCCTGGCGCGAATGTTGTGGGGCTTCCGCTTGCTCATAAGGCCTCCGCGAGTTGGCGCAGCACGCGCCGCTCAGCGCGGCTGAGTCCGTGCCGACGGCGTTTCGGGACTGTGTCAGGGTCGATACGCTTGGAGCGCGGCGGCAGCGGCTTCACCTCGGTGAACCCGGCGACCGGCACCGGCTGAATGCCGGATGCGGCGACCAGGGCGGCCAGGCGCGCAGCATCCTCCGCCCGGCGTGAGGGGGTGATCTTGCATTCCATGGGGACGACTCGTGGTGCTGGGCGCCGTTGCGGCGCCCGTGTTGAGGGTCAGGCTGCTTTCTGGTGATCCTGGCCGGCGATGTGCCCGCCATCGATCCAGACCGCCTGCAGCCATTCCGGTGTCTTCGCCATCGGTTCCTTGAGCGTGCCGGCGACGATCACCGAGTCGATCTCGCGGTCGGAGGTCATGGCGCGCATCAGTGCGATGGCCTGGTTGCGGCTCGGCAGGTCCAGCACGTCGAGACGGTCCAGCAGGACCAGGCGCAGGCCGGAGATCGTCGCGATGGCCAGGGCCAGCGTCGCGTCGCACCGCCAGCGTTCGGACTCGGACAGCAGGCCGTACAGCCGGCCGCCGAACGTGACGTCGATGTCGGCGCTGATCTGCACGGGCGACCAGCCGGCGGTGCCGGATAGGCGCTGCAGCAGCTTGTTCACCGGTCCGATCGCGTCGGCCAGGATCTCAGCCGGGATTCCGGTCGGCGACAGCGCGTCGGCCATGCCGGTCCACGCCACCACATCCTGGTGTGCGGCCTGCGCTTTCGCGATCGAGGCCTCACGCTGGGCACCAGCTTCCACGGCTTCCTGGAGGGCCACCAGCTTCGCGCGGCTCGCGTCCCGGGCCTGCCGCAGCTCGTTGATAGCCTGCTCGCCGTTGGCGATCGCTTCGGCGCTGGGCGCTTCGGCGGACTCGGCTTCCAGGGCCTTGATCTGCTCAGCGGCTGCCAGACACTCGTCCAGGTCCCGCTGGCTGTTCGCCACGGCGCGCTGAGCACTGGCCAGATACTGGCGGTATTCCGGCAGACGCTTGGCTGCCTCGGCGTCAGCGATCTTCTCAGGCGGCTGATGCACCACCAGAGCACCGGCCTGCAGGTCGACCGCGCCCTGACAGTGGGGGCAGGTCAGCGGCTGGTGCGGCACGCTGCCGGACGAGGCCAGCTCGGCGGCCATGACCTTCTCGGACCACTCGTCCTGGTTCTGCTCGTCCGTGCTCAGCTTGTTGCGGCGGCGCGGCTCCAGGTCTACCAGCTCGCGCAGATTGGCGATGCGCTGGGCACGGCCGTCGGCGGCCTGGCGGGCCTGCTTGCTGGCGCCCAAGGTCTGCTGGGCTTCAGCCAGATCGTCCTCGAGCGCCTGCAGGGCGTGACGGGCTTCCTCGACCTGGTCGTTGGTCACCGCGGTGGCCACCAGCTCCGGCGCCCAGTCAACGGCCTTCTCGCTGCCGTAGTTCTCGCCGGTGATTGCCTTCCAGGCGCCGCGCGCTTCGCTGGCGTAGTCCTTTGCCTGGCCGACCATGGCGGAGAACCCGGAACGGAGCAGGGGCTTCACCTTCTCGAACAGCGCCAGGTCGATGCCCTTGGCCTTCAGGCGCTTGCCGACCTCGGCCGGGCTGGCGCTGGCGCCGGTCAGGTCGAACAGCACCCGGCGGCGATCTTTGGCGTCCAGAGCGGCGAAGCGGCTGGCGTCGAGCACGAACGGCAGGAACGGCGAGTCGGCGAGCGGGGAGCCTTTGCCGCTAGGCAGCGCGACCCCGCAGGCCTGAACCTCGCCGGCATCGTCCAGCCACTCGACGCGGGCCTCGCCCTTCTTTGCGCCCTCGGTGATCAGTTGGCCGATATGCTGCTTCTGCGCAACGCGGCCGGGCTTACCGGTGAAGGCGTGGCTGATGGCGTCGAGCAGCGAACTCTTGCCGGCGCCGTTGTGGCCGGCCACCAGGAGCACCGGCGCAGAAACATCAAGGGCCGCATGACGCAGCCCTTGGAAGTTGGTGATTTCGAGTTTCGTGATGCGCATGGCTCACTCCAGGTCGAGGGCGATATCCCCCGGCTTCTTGACGACGCGGTAAGTGTTCAACTCGCGGGATTCCTCGTTCTCCTGCTCGAGCACGATGACGCCCTGGTCCAGCAGTTGGAGAACGACGCGCTCGGCTTCCTCGGTGGTGAGAGCGAAGCGCGATTGCAGCCAGGCCGCGTCGAACACGTCCTTCTTGGTGGCGACGCCGATGGCGATCTCGCCCAGGGTGTGGCCGGCGAAGCGCTCGACGGTGAGTTGCGGCAGCTCTTGGAACTCGGCATCTACGACATCATCGTCGGGCTGCTGCTCGCCGCCCCAAGCGCCGTCTTCCTCCATGTCGCCGTCGCCGCCGTTCAGGTCCAGCGGGTTCTGGTCCGGATCGGCCTTCACATCCTTCATGCCGTCGAGGAACTCAGCGGCGCCGCCGATGATCAGCAGGCAGTCCTCGTTCACCGCGTCCAGAAGGTCGTGCTTGTTCGGGCTGGAGTGATTCACCACGATGACGGCCTTCATCTTGTCCTTGGCCGCGATGGATTCGAGCTTGCCGTAGACGGTCTCGCGCTCGGCACCGGCAATGGTGTGAACCGCGATGGTGGCGGCGTTGCGTACCTGCTGCTCCAGGCGCTCGATCACATCGGTCTGCTTGGCTTCGGACAGCTTCTGCCAAACGTCCGGCAGGATGCGGATTTCCTGGATCAGGCCCTGCAGCAGGCTCTTGCCGAGCGTGTCGGCGGTCATGTGGAGGAAGGCGGCGTTGTTCTGGCTCATGGGCGGGTTCCTACTGGTTGGCGATGCGTTCGAGGGTGGTGTGCTGGGACTCACTGAGGAACATCCGCGGGCCGTAGCGCTGGAAGTTGGCGCGCAGGTCGGCGGTGAACTCTTCTTCCCAGGTGGTAGCGGCATTCAGCTCCGCCGCGCCGAGGAGGCTGTTGAACTCCTCGACACGGTCGAACTGCTCTTCGATGGTTCGGCTGGGCATGGCCGGTTACTCGAGATTGAGCTCGTCGGTGCCGGTGTCCGGCTGCTGATCGGCGGGCTGGCGCTGAGCCGACTTGGTGATCTCGCCACTGACGGTGTCTATCACTTCTCCGGGGTCGTGTTCCAGAGCCTGCTGGCCCGCGCCCGGCGCCTTGTCGGTGACCTCCTGCTGGCGCCGCAGCACGTCGAGGTCGACCGTGAACGAGCCGTCGGCGTCGCGTTTGGCGTCGATGACGTCCTGCAGTTCTTCTGCGGTCTGCAGGCCCATGCCGAGGTCCGGCGCATAGGCGCGCTGCCAGAATGCGGCGGCGCGGTAGATGAACATCTGGTCCGGCATCGTCTTCCACTTGCTGCCGTTCTTCGCTGCCCAGCCTTCGTCGTTCACCATTTTCCAGGTGACCCAGATGCCGTCGAGGCGTTCGCCGGTGGACTTCTCAATCGCCCAAGCCCGGCAGCCGTAGTCGGAACTGCCTGGCTCGCCTTTCCACTCGTAGCGCATTGAGGAGAAGCGACCGCAGGTGTTCACCGTGGCGATCAGAAACTTACTCGACCAGCCCGGGGTGCCATGCACGATGTAGAGGTTCTGCATGACCATTAGCGGGTTCGCGCCCATGCGCTGGGCCATGTCCAGCGCAATCATGCAGTTGGGCAGGTTGCCTTGGTACTGCTTGGGCACCAGGTCGGCCTGGCTGAAGGCCTTGGCGATGCGCTGCATCAGCTCGAAGCCGTCCATGTTGAAGAACGACATAGCGACAGGTGCCTTGTCGCGCTGACGCGGAGCCACGGCTTGCGTCTGCAGGGTTTCGAGGGTGGTTGTCTGGCTCATGGTGTCTCCGGTCATTCGTGGTAAGGGCAGGTCCGCCAGCGCGGACAGTACTTCGGGCTGCAAAGTGGGCTTTGCGGGTTCGGGGGGAAGAGGCCGGAGCGGAACATGTCGGCGGCGAACTTGATCAGGCCGGGATGCTCGTCGGTGCCGGCCATCACCTGGCGCGCGCCGACGATCTCGCCGACCGCCGCCTCGGGCTTGCCCTTGGTCTTCAGGCCGATGATCTCGGCCGGCTCGGTGATCGCATCGCCGGTGGTGTGCTCGTAGAGCAGTTCGTAGGTGCCGATCTGGGCCTTGTGCCCCTTGGTCTTGGCCACGCCCTGGCTCACCGCGGCGCCGCCGGTCTTCACGTCGGCGATGCCGACGCCGTGGCTATCGCGCTTGATGCGGGCCCGGTCGAGTTGGCCGGTCAGCCGTACGATGACCCCGCCGCCGCAGTCGATCTCCAGCGGCTTGGTCGTCAGCTCCACGGCCACGAAGTCAAAGTGCGGACTGATGTCGTTGCAGTACTTCGTGTGCAGCGTCAGTCCGGTGGACTCGGCTTCGCGCGGGCTGATGTCGGAGCCGCGCCAGTCGACCTCGAACTCCGGCTGCTGCAGCGTGTGCACCAGCAGTTCCGAGGCGTCGTAGGCGCTGATCGGCTCGCCGTTCACCCGCGCAGCGTCGAACGCGGCGGTGCTGGCGTGGATCGCGGTACCGAGCAGCGCCCGGGGGGATGACGGGTTGCGCATCTTCAGGAGGTGTACGCCCTCCCACTTGAACGCGCAGTCGAACAGCGCGCCCCAGGACGAGGCGCGCACGGTGATGGTTTGCATTGTTGGCTCACTTCCCGGCGATGGGTGCCGTGGCGGGTTGTTCGGCGGTGATCAGACCGCCCCAGGCAGGGGCGAAGATGAGCAGGATGTAGAAGGCGGTCATGGCCAGGGCGCCGAGGAGGGTGGCTTTACGCTTCGCGTTCATCGAGAGCCTTCCTGGCGAGCATGTCGCGCTTGCTTCGTTCGAAGGCTGGACTCCAGAAGCGGAAGCCATCCAGCCAATGGATCTCGCGCCCCTGACGACGGAGTCGGCGGGCACGCTGGGCGCCCACCGCGCGCAAGCCATAGGTGCTGCTGAAAAACCTGGTGCGCAACGCCTCGATACTCTCGGCAGGGTCGTACTCCCGATAGTTCCTGCTGGGTCGATTGCTTGCCAGCCACTCTTCCAGCTTTGCCTTGGATATCCGGCCGCCGGAGAAGACGTAGCAGTGATGCAGCTTCTCGATTGTGCTGATGCCGACTTGTACGGTTGGCTCCGGCGGGCTGGGGTGCGCTGCATCCCAGACCTGCCCATGGCATTCAAGGGTGCCTCCGTCATCCAGCCGAATCGTGAACTTGCGCCCCGCGAAGGCATCGGTGGAGCCGGGGACCTCCTTGAGGAAGTCGTAGAACCCGCTGTCGTTGGCGATCAGGTGGCGGCCACGCCCGCCCCAACCCGCAACCTTCTCGAACTCTCCGCAGGAGTAGACGAACTCGGGCATGCGGTCGATGACCACGAAAATCTGGGTCATGTACGCCGATTTGTGCTCAATGACGTCGATGATCTGGATTGGCTCAGCCACGGCGCACCCCCAGGCACTTCCGGCCTTTCTTGATGGTCACGGCCATGCGGCGCGGGAGATTCACCACCAGGGTCTCGCGAGGCAGGCCGAGCACTGCGGCGATGTCGGCGTCGGCCGGCATCACCAGGTCGTCGAGTTGGTCGTCGATGATCGAGCGAACGGGGCGGGTGGTCATAGGTCGATGCTCCTCAGTTCCTGCTGTCTCGCATCCGCTGCGGCGTCGAGCCGCCGGCGCATGTCGTCGTATTGCCGGGTGCCGATGGCGTCCAGCGTGTAGGCCATCTCGATCTGGCCGCGCCATACCAACTGGTCGTGGCGCGGGATCACCGACCGACGCATAGCGACGATCGCTTCCTCGATCACGCCCTCTGCGCGCTCATTCGCCCATGCCATCGTCGTCCTCCTGCTCTTCGTCCTCGTGCTCCGGTTCCGGCTCCGGCTGGTCCCAGAGCGGGTCGACGGCACGGTCGTAAGCGAGTTGCGCGTTGCTGAAAGCCGCGCGGTTGCGGCGCTCGCGGTATGTCCACATCGGGATGCTCTCCGTGGTTCACCTGCATTCGGCAGCACCCAGGCACACGGCAGTCGTGCCCGGTGGGGCGCCGTGGTGGGTGCTCTCGAATGGAGGTTGAAAAAAGCCCGGCCGGAGCCGGGCGAAGATGGGGAACGCTGCATGCGCAGCGGGGAGTGATCTGGCCGGTCGCGACTCCGGCTCTGGCATCAGTGCGCTTCTCGGGTGTTTGCCGCTGCTGCGGTGACTGTGCTGATGCCCGGAACTTCATCGGCCATGGCCGCCCACGTGCGCGCTTGTTCCCGCGCTTCCCGCGTGTCTCCAGGGAGCTTTCGGCTCCCAGCTTCCACGCCTCAAATCACTCTCCGCTGCGCCCTGGCCGTGCCAGGAGCAGGAAAGAGAAGGGCGCCGCCAAGCGCCCTGTCTCCACTTACATGCACCGCCTTATGTGAAAGCGGTTGGGTACAGGCTCGACCGCATGTTGGCGATCTACCGTTGGGGTTGGGCTACATGGTGAGGTCCTCCGTTGTACGCGCCGTTGGACCGGCGGGCGCTCGCCGTGGGTTAAACGCCCGGCAATGGGCCAGGCGCCGAAGTCAGGAGATCGCGGTGCAGGCCCGCAACGCCACCGGCGCCGACTGGCCTTCGATCCAGATAACCGCCGCCCCGCCAAGCGACACGCTGGCCCGGCCGACGGTGCGGGTGCGCTGCGGTTCGGCCCCCCGGTACGGCCGGTACTCGATCAGCGCTGGCGCCGGGTGCTCGCGATTCCAGGCCTCGACCAGTTCCGCCGGCGGCACCGGTCGGACGTTGCCGATCTGCTGGTAGATCTCGGAGCGGTGAATGGCGACCTCGTCCGGGGCGGTGATGCCGAGGCGCACCTGGTCGCCTTGGCTGCCGAGGACCGTGACGGTGATGTTGTCGCCGATATGCAGGGTTTCGCCGGGTCTTCTGGTCAGGATCAGCATGGTGTGACTCCGTTCGGGTGGTGGGTGGCGCTTCTGCCGCCTGGTGCGTCAGCCCAGGCGATCCGGGACGACTTCCATTGCCTCGGCGACGAGCTTGTGAACCCCTTCGGAGTCCGCCACGGCGAACCCCTTTTCGGCGTAGTCCCACTGCTCGTCTTCATCGCCGGGGAAGTTGCTGCACGCCACTGAACAGACGCCAAGCCCGTCGGGCTTGAAGTAGAGGCGCACCTCCGGGCCGTCATCCCCGCGATCAAGCATCACGAGCACCTGGCCCAGGTCTTCGAACTCAAACAGCTTCGCGAACTGCTTCATTGGTATTCCTCGGTTTGGTTTCCCAGATGCCCCTCGGAGGAAGGGCATCGAGGAAATCGGTATTGCTCCCGCGTTCGCCTACTGGGCTTCTACAACCCGCGGGTGTTGCTGTCCTCACCACTGCCGATAGCAGCTCGGACTCGATGTGTTTGGCCTTGGGCTTCCCTCGCTGCGCCTTCAATCGGCTTACGGAGCAGGTCATGGGGACTAGGGGTGATCTCGAGGGTTCGCTGCAGCCCGGCGGCCTGGTGATGTGGGCAGCTGATCGCGAGGCGCCGACCCGTGTCGTCGGCTGGGCTTAGTGCTTCATGGGCTGTTTCCTCCTATTGGTGTCATCTCGGTCGCTTCTCCTTGTCGGGGTTCGTTCCCACTCCTGCGTTTGCTTCTTTGGTCTATTGGCAGGTGACTTGAGCGACGTCGCGTGCAACGCATGGGCTTGCACGGCTGGACTGTCCGGCCCAGCTCGGGCTGCGTCTTTTGCCTCTCCCAGCGTCTCGCGACGTTGGCGCAGCAGAGGGTTCCCAAATTGTCGAAAGAGCGGTCGGCTCGGTGGCCTGGCCGGCGGTGTGTTGCTGGCGTTAAGTGAAAAGTAAGCTAATGCCTAATTATTGTAAATAGCCAATGCCTAATTTTTAAGTTTGCGCACTAACTATCTGTAGGTGAGCGAAGCGGGCTTGCAGATTTTTGAGTCAGAAAATACTGTATGAATAAACAGTAACTGGAGGATGGCTGTGCAGAAGAGCACCCAGGGAAAAGGACAGGTCTCGCCAGTGGAGAAGTTGCGTCTCCGGGTATCAGCGATGATCAGTAGCCCGCAGGCTCAGGCGGAGCGCAGGGCGTCAATCTGGAAGGCGCAGGGGGATTCGGAAGAGGCCTGGCAGCATGTGCTGGAGGAGTTGGCCGAAATCGATGGACTCGAGATGTCGCTGGGGGAGGAAGGAGTGGTTACGCTCACCTGGGAGGCGGGAGACGAGGAGGGCGTTGAAGTGGTCGATGGGATTGAACTGGTGCAGGAGCTGGACATGGTGGTTCAGCGTCTACATGAGGAGAGGATCTAGCGGAAGGAGAGCCCGCGCGTAGCGGGCTCCGAATCGCTATCGGTCGTGGGTACGACTGAGAGCGCTGTGCGCTGACGAGACCAAATCATCTACATAGAGCCCGGCTACAACGATGCGGCCAAGTCGTTTCTTGATAGTCACCAATCTGCGCGTCTTGGCAATGTCGTCGCATGAGTGGATAGGATGAGTACGCGGCATCGCATCAAGCAGGGTAAGCGTTCGGGGAGGGCATACTGCGATGCGCTAAGCTGTAATCCTTTAGGATTGAGGTATCAACATGGAATGCCACGTTCGTCCCGCTACGAGCAGAGATGCAGCAGCAATAAGCCGCGTAGTTATAGCCGCCCTGCGTGAGTCAAATTCACAGGACTATCCACCTGACGTGATCGCTCAGGTTGAGCAGAGCTTTTCTCCTGAAGCCATTACTACGCAGCTTACGAAGCGTAGGGTCTTCGTTGCCTTACTGGGCGAAAACATTATTGGCACTGCCGGTCTCGACGGTGATGTCGTCAGAAGTGTTTTTGTTGACCCATCTCACCAGAGAGGCGGTATCGGGCGGCACTTGATGGATGTAATTCATACGACTGCTGCCAGCGCAGGAATTGAAGCTGTACGTGTGCCATCGTCGATTACAGCTGAAAGGTTTTATACCGTGCTGGGTTATCAGAAAATCCGCGACGAGTTTCATGGGGCGGAGCGCACCATCATTATGGAGAAGCGGCTGTAGGATTGTAACCGTCTGGCTAACACTCCTGACTTTTTGCTACGGCTATTAACTGTGGCGCCCATCACATTCAAGTGGACGCCATTTGCAGCCCTACCAAGCGGACCCCGCCCGCTAACGAAACTTTTACTCACGCCTTTCAGCGTTTCAGTGAGCAGACGCGTAGCAGGTCTTTCGGCAAAAATTTTAAAGCAGCACGTTAGACAAGTCGTTTCTGGAAAAAGAAACGCTTATGCTGTGGTGGGAAATCATCGAGATGACCGAACTCGGTGAAACCATGTCGTTGGTAGAAAGCTGGTGCTTGGAAGTCAAAGGTATCGAGCCAGATTCCAACGCAGCCCTTTTCACGCGCGACGCCTTCCGCCATATTCATTAGGCGTGAGCCCGTGCCTTGCCCCCTCGTTTCCTCGGGTATGGCTAGCAACTCGATAAATAACCAACGATAAAATATCTCACCGTAAAGCCCCCCAATGATGTCGTTGGTTTGCTCATCGCGGACTAGCAGAGCGATTGACTCCGATTTTGGATCGCCCGCTTTAGAAAAATTATGAGCCCGTAAGGGTTTAAGGATAGCCGAGCGTTCATTTTCTCCTGGGTTGACCGTCATTTCGATACGAGCATTCATTCGCTAATCCTTGATATCTATACTGGTAGTAAGCGTACGGCCAATACACCTTTACTTAGGTTGAGCCGTATCAGCAAAAGAATCGTTTCATATGTGTGAGGTACCGCCTCATGCACATTGGCTTTGGTCCCGACATCTACTCGGAGACCCTCGTGCCTTGGTGAAATACCATGTGCCAACCATCTTCGTAGGTTTTCCAAATAGAGCTACGCATTGATAACGACTCATCGCCATTAGCATTATGATGACGGCATCGGTACGTTGCTAACGCGACACCATCTGCAAGCACACGCAGTTTGAAATCCTCGATTGTCCTTTTGATCCAAGTCTGGGATTTTAGTCCCACGATCACCTCCGCTTTCGTCCAGCTTTTGCCGACAGCTCCAAATTCAACGAAGTCTTCGGCAAGCAGCTGTTTAAGCAGTCGATCATTTTTTCTCGCTTCCGGCTCTAGCAACAGCTGTTCAAGCGCTAAAATCTCCAGACGAATATCCATTTCCCTCACCTACCAAGTGTGATTTATATATGTTTCACAGGGGACAATAGATCACATAAGCTGGATCTGTACCCACTGATGCGGCAGCAACTGGCTGATGTCTTTCGACCGTAACGTCGGCAGCCGCGTCAGCACCTCTTTGAGGTAGACATACGGATCATTGAGCAACAGCCCTGGTTGAGGCCTAGATCAGGCTGTTACGACTGCCGGGGGAGTAAACGATAAGGCCGCGCTTGAGTCGGGGCACGGCCTCCAGGCCGGCGGTCACTACCCCATGATTTTCCGGTACTCCTGCGGCATGGGTTAGAGATCAATACACCGCCAGATGACCGTGCCTGTCAAAGCTTTCTGAAATTCCAGGCTCCCAGCACTTTGGCTTGGAAATGGACGTCCTCCATGCGGGCCTTCTGCGGCTCGAAGGACTTGTTGTCCGACACCAGCAGGTAGTGCTCGGCATCGTGGATCTGCACCCGCTTCACGAACAGGTGCTGCAGCCAGGTGAAGACGTAGACGCCTTCCTCGACGAAGTCGGTGATGCCCACGTCGACGAGGATCGGGGACTTGTCCTCGATGGTGCCCAGCATGCTCTGACCCCATCCGGTGATGATCTTGAGGTTGGCCGGATCGGTGTACTTCAGGCCGAGATCATCCAGTTGGACCCTGTCGACGACCAGATTCCTGACGAACTCGCGGTACTCGGCCGGTACCTGACCGCCGCCCATGGCAGCGCGCACGTCGTACTGGGCGATCGAAATCGAATTTCCTTTCACCAGGGTGGTGCGGCTGAAGTCGGCGTGAATCACGTTCGATGTCGTCGATTGATCGCCATCGAGAGACTCGGCTACTGCCTGCGCGATTTTCTCCTTAGCTTCGCCGCTCAACCCTTTACCGTGGCGCTGGAGCATCTCCATCACCTTTTCCGCGGCCGATGAGCCAGGGCGCTGAGGCGAACTACCTGGCGCAATAAGCTCCGCCTCCTTTTCGCTCAACCCCCAGTGTTCTGCGCCAACGACGCTTGAGAAGAACGATATCAACTCGATCAGCTTCGCTTTATCGATCCTGCCGGTGTTGATCCATCCTTGGACAGAAGGGGGCTTCACGCCGAACTGCTCTGCGAGAGCCTTTTTCGACATGTTTTTGGCGAGTCTGGCGGCCTCAATAGCGGCGCCGAGTTGGGGTCCGGTAAGCATTGCCTAATTTAACGTCAGTTGTGGTGTGGTTAGGCAATGGCTTGTCTGTGATTAGCTAATGCCTTACTCTTTTCTCCAACATTCCCCGGAGAAGAGACATGACTCCAGCAGAAGCAGTGCGCCAGGCCGCCGAGCTGTTGGGCAGTCGGGCCGAGTTGGCGCGAAAGCTCAATGTGAGAGCGCCCACCGTAAGTCAATGGTGTTCGGGCGTTCGACCAATTCCCGCGAAACGTGCAGTTGAGATCGAGGCGCTCACCGCTGGTCGGGTCCTCCGAAGCGAACTGTGCCCGTCGTTCCCATGGGGTGCGGCTGCCTGAACGCACCTTACTGGCCAGGAGCCGCCACGTCATGCGAAGCGAATCGCACACCCTCATTTCCACTCTGCTCGGCGTGGTGAACCAATGGCGCCGCCGAGAGGGGTGGAGCCGCGAGACCGTCGTCCAGCACATCGTGGAGGCGCACGAGCGCATCCAGGGAGCGCTGGTCACCGGCATCGTCTTCGATCCGCCAACGCGCGATGCAACCGAGCGGATGAAGGTCAACGCCGACCGCGTGTTCCGCTGGCTCGACGACGGAACCAAGGACACCAACCTGGTGCCGGCGAACTTCGTACCCAGCATCCTCGCCGCGCTGCCGACTGACCTGAAAGTCCAGGCCCTGGGCGACATCCTGACGCCGCTGGGCGTGTCGGTGCGCTTGATCGGCGGCGATGCCGGCCAGCGGCCGGAGGTGCTCTGCATGCTCCGGACACTCATCAAGGAGAACGGTGAGGCGCAGCAGGCTGTTGCCAACCTCGTCGACGGCGCTGATGACCAGGAACTGCAGGAGGCCCACCGGGAGCTCTCCGAATCCAGGGCGGCGACAGATGAGGCGCTGCGGATGATCGACCAGATGCGCCGGCCGCGCCTTGTTCAGGGGTAGCCGTGCCGTCCTTCCAGATCAACGACGAGGAGCGGGAGGCGCTACGCGGCCTACCCATGCTTGCCCGCGAGATCTACGTGTTCGCCTTACGTCCGTTCATGGACTTCGCAACAGGCGTTGTCGGAGAGCGGCGCGGGATCTCTTGGAAGTCGATTGCCGAGGAGCTCTACGTCGAGCCGCACCAGGGCATCAAGGGCGGGGAGCCCTCCGAAAAGGAACTGCGGCGGGCGCTGGTCTGGCTGCAGAAGGTGGGTCTGGTAGGCCCCAATCTGGCCGAAAGGCGCCTGATTTTTGAGTTACCGAAGGCTTCACGGGATCAATCCGTCCGAAAAAAAGTGGGCACTAAGTGGGCAGATGAAGCGGGCAGTTATGTGGAAGGGTCGGAGCCCAGTAATTACGCGGCTCTCCCGGAAAAAGAGGGCAGATATGTGGGAGGAGGTGAAAGTGAAAAAGTGGGCACACCTCCGGTATCCGGTATTCCTCCTACTACTCCACCGCGCGAGGACCCGCAGCCCGGACAACGATTCCCCATGCATGACGCCTGGCTACCCAGCGCCAGGGGCTGGCCCGCGACACTGACCCGTAACGGCATGAAGAACTACCAACTACGCGACGAGGATCTCCTCGAGTTCCGTAGCTACTGGATCAACCGCCCCGAGAAGTATCAGTCCCAGGGCCAGTGGGAACACGAACTTGCGCAGAACCTCCTCCGCAACCAGCGCTTCGACCAGAACAGGAGCAGCTATGGAAACCAAGCAGGAAACGCCGAAGGCCAAGCCGGCCATCGTGCCGCAAAGCGCGGCCTCTCACATCGACAGGGCCCTCGCTCAGCCGTCGACCGCGTCAACGCCATCGTCGCAGCCAACGAGGCTGCCCGACAGGCTGCTGGAACGGCTCTGGGTGAAGATGACCGAGATGTACGGGCACCGCTGGACGTCGAGTTTTGGCGACAACCCGAATCCTGACGGCGCCTGGGCTACGGTGCTCCAGGGGCTGACCGGCCAGCAATTGGCCCACGGGCTCAACATGCTGACGTTCATGGGCAGCCGGTTCGATTGGCCGCCGGCGGCGCCGACATTCCGGGAGCTCTGCTTGAGCGTCCAGCCGGAGTCGCTCGGTCTGCCGGACCACGACACCGCGTTCAACCAGGCTCTGGCGTGCCGCTACCGCCACCAGGTGGTCAAGGCCGCCGCCGAGGCCACCGGCGTTTTCGATCTGCGCACCGGCGAGGTGAACGACGATCGCCTCCGCAAGCGCTTCGGGTTCCACTACGCAGAGATGGTCCGGCGGTGGGCAAACAACATCCCGCTGAGCCAGCCCGTCATCCACGCGATTGAGCATGACACCGGGAAGAGCCTGCTGGACCTGGCCGAGGATGAGGCCGAGCAGCAGCTCCGCCGGCGGATGCAAGCCCAGGGCCTGGATGGGCTCAGTGGCGCACAGGCGCGGGAACTGCTGCTGGCCAAGATGCGCCGGAAAGCGCCGGAGGTGCGCCGTGATGCATGACCTCCGCCCGGTGATGTTCACCGTACCCGGCGAACCGGTGGGGAAGGGGAGACCGCGTATCGGTCGTGTCGGCGCCCACGCAAGGATGTTCACGCCGGCGAAGACGGCGAACTACGAGGGGTTGATTGCGCACAGCGGACAGCAGGCGATGGCAGGTCGCGCGCTGTTCGAGGGCCCGGTGCTGGTCGAGCTCGACATCGCGCTGAGCATCCCTCAATCGATGTCGAAAAAGCGGAAGTCGCTGGCGCTGGCCGGCGGCCTGTACCCCACCAAGAAGCCCGATATGGACAACGTGATCAAAGCGATCTACGACGGCCTGAACGGCGTTGTCTGGAAGGACGACGTCCAGGTCGTGAAGGCGGTGGTGGGGAAGCGCTACGGCGAAACGCCAGGCGTGCGAGTGAAAGTCGTCCCTCTCCTCGAGGGCGAGCAGTGACTACAGGAAACTACAGGGGAGAGTCGAAATGAGACTGATCAGCGCGCGCCAGGCTTGGCACGACGCCTTCTACGAGAGTCGGAGCTCAGTGCTGGCGGTGGCGGCCGACAAGGCCGCGCTGGGCAAGAAGGGGCGGGTGGCCAACGAGACGTACCCCGACCGCAAGGACACCAACGGGCGTAGCGCCCACATGCTGGCCGCGGGCCTGGTGCAGGCTGCCATCCGCTCGCTGCCGAAGCCGCTGCAGCACTTCGGCCACACGCTGTACTCGCCGCTGGCCACCGGTGACGACGTGGCGATCGCTCACGGCCTGGTCTGGATCGGCGCCGGCCTCGGCCAACTGACCCAGCGCCAGGGCGAGCGGGCTTACTGGATGGCGCTGGCGGCGATCAACTCGCACAAGCGCGCCGTCAATGGCCGCGACACACTGCGCCCGGGCGAGGTCTGCCTCTTCATCGAGGAGCGCCTCGGCTGTCGGATCGACCCCAGCCATTGGGCGCGGGATTACGCCAGTACCTGGGAGCGGCTGGCGCGCCACGTCGACAAGCTGGATGCCCAGGCGCTGAGGCCGGTCGCCGAGGTGGTGGCGAAGCAGTGCGGCCTGCGGAAGGGGCCGGGCTGGCGCTGGCACCAGGTCGACCGCGATGTGGTGGCGGTGCAGCGGGCCGAGGCCTACGCCGAGCGCCGGGAGCATCACCAGCAGCGCCTGGCTGAACGGCTGCGCGGGATGTCGGACCAGCAACTGGTGCGGTGGGCGGCGAGGATGAAGCGGTACGGGGAGGCATACCGGGAGGAGTGGGGCGAGGACATCCTGGAATGCCCCAGTGTCCATCAGCGCTACCATGACCGCGTGGCGGCCTACTGGGCCCAGCGGGAGCGCCTGAAACGGGTCGCTTGACGATTTGGCGAGCATTTGGGTATCGTTTTGCCATTGTGCACAGTTGCACCCAATCAACAGATTCCCCCGAAAACCCGGCCTTAGCGCCGGGTTTTTTCGTTTCGCCCCGGGAACGCAGTGCTACCAGCAGCACGTTTTACTTTCCACCCTCTGCAATGTGTATGGCCACGTCGATCGTGCCTTGGTGGAAGCCACTATTTGTCCCCGGGGCGGTTTGCTCTTGGATCTTCTTTTTGAAGGTCTCAACATCCAAGTTGCCTGAGTTCCGCAGCGCGGCGATCAGCGCGTTGAGGATTATCGACTGGCTGTTCGCGACTTCGTTGTTCATATCCACTCCTGTCGTTGTCCGCTGGAGTAGGCATTCTAGCGCTTAGGTTCGCGTCTAGGCTGATTCACCTCAGGAGTAATAGGTATGGCCGAGCCAAGTGGTGCGGTAGCAGCAGCCGGCGCCGTCGGGCTCACTGCCACCGCGATCATCCCCGGAGTCGACGTCAATGCTGTGATCGGCGGCTTCGCCGGCGCGCTGCTGTTCGTGCTCTGGGCTCACGACCTGACCATCGCAAGGCGTGTCGGTTACCTGCTGGCGTCCTGGGTGGGCGGCTACTACGCAGCCACCGAGGCTGTCGGGCGGGGCGCGACTCAGTTCTCCGGACTTCCCGCGCTGGTCACCGCCGCGCTGATCGTCACCATCCTGATCGGCGTGCTCGACTGGATGATCGGTGGCCGCGCGCCGGCATGGCTCCAGATCGTTCTGCAGCGCATCGTCGGCATGATCGGAGGCCGGAAAGATGGTTGACCTGGTGACCCTGGCGGCTGCGGCCGTCTGCGGCGCTATCAGTTGCCGCATCTTCACGTACCAGCGCCACGGCGCCACGTACCGGTTCGGCGTCTCGCTATGCGCGTACATCCTCGCCGCTGGGACCGGCATGCAGGCGCTGTCGATCAGCCTGGCCGTGCTGATGGCGCGCCACGCAACGCCGATATCGCCCTACCTGCTAGCGGTCCTGCTGGTGCTGCTGGTGCTGGTCTACCGCAACAAGGGCAACATCGCGCCCATCCTGAGGCTCAGTTGAGGTGATCCATGGCGCTGACCAAGAAACAGCGCCTGTTCGTCGACGAGTACCTGATAGACCTCAACGCGACGCAGGCCGCGATTCGGGCCGGCTACAGCACCCGGCGCGCGACGGAGATCGGCTATCAACTGCTCCAGCGGCCGGAGGTCGCCCAGGCCATCCAGGCCGCCATGGCCGAGCGCTCGAAGCGCACCGAGGTCGAAGCCGACTATGTGATCCGCCGCTTGCGCGAGATCGACGAGATGGACGTGCTCGACATCCTCGAGGACGACGGTTCGTTCCGGTCGATCCGCGACTGGCCCAAGGCCTGGCGCCAGTTCCTGTCCGGCATCGAGATCGCCGAGTTGTTCGAGGGCCGCGGAGACGACCGCCGTATCGCCGGCGTGCTCCGCAAGGTCAAATGGCCGGACAAGCTCCGCAACCTGGAACTGCTGAGCCGTCACGTCGGCACCGAGTCTGCCGCGCTCGACTTGGAGCTCAAGCGCCTGGATGTCGCGAAGAAGCGCGCCGAACTGAAGCTGCTGGAGAACCCTGAGGACGAAGCGCCGCCAACCAGCGTCGCGGTGACCATCATCGACGCGAGGGTGCGCGATGCCGACGCTTAACGTACCTCAGGCGAAGTTCCTGGCCTTGCCGAACAAGTTCTGCGGCTTCGTGGCTGGGTTCGGCTCCGGCAAGACCTGGGTGGGCTGCTCAGGGCTCGCCCAGCACGCCTGGGAATGGCCGCGCATCAACGCCGGCTACTTCGCGCCGACCTACGCCCAAATCCGCGACATCTTTTACCCAACGATGGAGGAGGTGGCTTTCGACTGGGGGCTGCGGACCAGGATCAACCAGGCGAACCACGAGGTTCATCTCTTCAGCGGTAGCGCCTACCGCACGACGATCATCTGTCGCTCAATGGAGAAGCCCCAGACAATCGTCGGCTTCAAGGTCGGCCGGTCCCTGGTGGACGAGCTCGACGTCCTGTCGCTGGTCAAGGCCCAGCAGGCCTGGCGCAAGATCATCGCGCGGATGCGCTACAAGGTGGACGGCCTGCGCAACCGTGTCGACGTCACCACCACCCCGGAAGGCTTCAAGTTCGTCTTCCAGCAGTTCGTGAAGCAGTTGCGCGAGAAGCCGCACCTGCAGGACCTGTATGGACTGGTCCAGGCCAGCACCTACGACAACGAGGCGAACCTGCCGGACGACTACATCGATTCGCTGATGGAGTCGTACCCGCCGCAACTGATCGCGGCGTACCTGCGCGGCCAGTTCGTCAACCTCACGTCGGGCACGATCTACACCGCCTACGACCGCACCCTCAACGCCTCGCAGGAGACCGTACAGCCCGGCGAAACGCTGTTCGTGGGCATGGACTTCAACGTCGGCAAGATGGCCGCCGTGGTGCATGTGAAGCGCCTGGGCCTGCCGCACGCGGTCGACGAGATCGTCAACGGGTACGACACCCCGGACATGATCCGCCAGATCAAGGAGCGGTTCTGGCTGTACGCCGACGGCGACTATCGGCCGACCCGCCAGATCAGGATCTACCCCGACGCCTCCGGCGACTCTCGCAAGTCCGTCCGGGCCAGCGAGACCGATATCGCGCTGCTCAAGCAGGCCGGCTTCATCGTCTCGGCGCCCGCCGCCAACCCTCCGGTCAAGGACCGGATCAACTCCATGAACGCCATGTTCTGCAACGCCAAGGGCGAGCGGCGGTATCGGGTCAATCCCGACCGGTGCCCGACCTACGCCGATGCCCTCGAGCAGCAGGTGTGGGGCACCAACGGTGAGCCGGACAAGTCCGCCGGCGCCGACCACCCCAACGATGCGGCGGGCTACTTCATTCACAAGGAATTCCCGGTCGAGCGACCTGCGGCCGTTGTTACCACCCTGAGGTTCTGACAATGAACGAATCCGTTTGCCAGTGCTGCGCCGCTGTCGAGGAGATGCGCGAGCACTGGAAGCTGATCGATTGCATCAAGGGCGGCACCTCGGCCATGCGCGAGGTGGGGGAGGCGTATCTGCCCAAGCGGCAGCTCGAGACGAGGGAGGACTATGAAGCGCGGCTGAAGCTGGCGACGCTGCACCCCGCGTTCGAGGAAACGGTCGGCGCCATGGTGGGGCGAGTGTTTGCGAAGCCGGTCGTGATCGGCGATGACGTGCCCCAGGAAGTTGCCGACCTGCTGACCGACGTGGATACGGAGGGACGTGACCTGCAAGTGTTCGCCCAAGACTGGTTCCGCGGCGGGCTGGAGTATGGCCTGAAGTTCGCCCTGGTCGAGATACCGCAACGGCCAGAGGATCTGCCGAACACACGACAGGCTGAGCAACAGGCTGGCTTCAGGCCCTACGGGGTGCTGATCGAGCCTGGCCAGGTGCTGGGGTGGAAGACCGGCAAGGTTGCTGGTGTCGACAGCCTGACCCAGTTCCGCTTCCGGACGTGCCGGGTGGAGGAGGTGGACGAGTTCACCGACGAAACCGTTGAGCAGATCCGCGTGATCGAGCCCCACCGGCATCGTGTGTTCGAGGAGGGCAAGGACGGGTGGGAGATGGTGTCGGACACCCCGAACACGCTCGGCTTCATCCCCTTGGTGCCGTATTACACCGCGCGTACCGGGTTCCTCACGGCAAAGCCACCGCTGCTCGAACTCGCCCACCTGGTGGCGAAGCACTGGTGGCTCCAGTCCTCCCTGGACAGTCTGGTTGATGTCGCCTGCGTGCCGATCCTGGTGATGACTGGCGTCGACTCCGGCGACGAACTGGCCATCGGTGCGCGCTCCGCTGTGAAGTTGCCTCGGGAAGCCGACATGAAGTATGTCGAGCACACCGGCGCTGCCATCAAGACCGCGCGGGAACAACTTGACTCACTGCAAGAGGAGATGCGGCAGGCCGGTGCGAAGCTGGTGGAAAAGTCCACCCAGGTCATGACGGCGAAACAGTCTGGCGAGGAATCGGCGAAGGAGACCAGCAAACTGGCGATGATGTGCCAGGGCCTGCAGGACAGTCTGGTGCTGTTCTTATCGTACCTCTCCCTCGCACTGAACAACCGCGCCGAGGGCGGCACCGTGCAGCTCCAGCCGAATCTCGACCCGGATTACGCTCCGGCCGAGACCATGGGTGTGCTGCAGCGCATGCGTGACGGCGGCTCGTTGTCAGACCAGACCCTGTTCAACGAGGCCCAGCGCCGCGGCATGCTTGCCGAGGACCTGGACTGGGAGTCGGAGCAGGAGCGGATCCGCAACCAGGAGCCTGCGTTATGACTCGCTTGGAGGTGCTGCTGGCGGAGTTGTATACCGACCATGGTATCGACCTGATCAGGACCACGGCGGGTATGTCGAAGGAAGTCGAGGAGAAGATCACCGAACTCGCCGAGGAGTTGGTGAAGCTGCTGCAGGGCCGCCGGTTGCCGCTGAAGAACGTCAAGGAGGTCAACGCGATCCTCGACGAGGCGGCCAAGGCAATCAAGGCGCAGTACACCGAGATCGCTGCGGCACATGATGCCAACCTGCGGCAACTCGCGGTCATCGAAGGAGGCTTCGCGTCGAACTCAGTCAACAGCCTGGTGAGCCGGCCAATCATGCTCGGCGTCGGCAAGAACCGACTCAGCGCTGTGGTTGCGAATACGCTCATCGAGGGCGCTCCGACCAAGCAATGGTGGCTCAAGCAGGCTGCGGATGTTTCGTTCCGGTTCGCCGGTGTGGTGCGCAATGGCTTCGTGAACGGCGAGACCACGGAACAGATGGTCACCCAGATCGTCGGCCGCCGGGCTCGGGGCGACCAACCGCCGGTGAAGGGCTTCATGGATGTCAGCAAGCGCGCGGCTCGGACCTTGGTCCACAACAGCGCCCAAGCGGTGGCCAATGGCGCCAGGATGGAGGTCTACAAGGCCAATTCTGGCGAGAATGGACCGGTGAAAGGGTATCGCCAGCTCAGCACCTTGGACTCGCACACCACTGAAATCTGCATGGTCTACGACCAGAAGACTTGGGATCTGCAGTTCAGGCCTGTGGGGCACTCGTTGCCGTACAAGCAAGGTTGCCCGCGGCACTGGGGGTGTCGCAGTACCACTCTGCCTTGGCTCAAGACGATGCGTGAGCTAGGTATCGACGTCGACGAGGTGAAGAGCACTCGGGCGTCGATGGACGGCCAGGTGCCGGCCAGTCTGAACTTCGAGACATGGCTCAAGGGTAAGTCAAAGGCCTTCCAGGACGAGAAGCTGGGGCCCGGCCGCGCCGACCTCTGGCGCCGAGGCGTCATCACCTTGAGCGACCTGTTGGACCAGCGGGGCAACCCGCTGAGCCTGGCGCAACTCAAGTCGCTGTACGCGCCCGACTGATCTGATCACCAATTCGTGTAGGCCCCGGCAATGTCCGGGGCTTTTTTATGCCTGCGTTTCGGATGGAGCGGGGCGCCTTCCGGGCCGGATGGCCCATCGCAATGGCCGGATGGCCGGAGAAAGACGAGATGAAACTGAAGACTGTCGAAGTCGATGGCAAGCAATACGCCGAGGTCCAGGATGGCAAGCCGGTCTACGTGGAGGATGACGGCAAGGAGATCGCTTTCGATGCGGTCGGTACCCGAGCCACCATCACCCGCTTGAACGGAGAGGCCAAGCAGCACCGCGAGCGGGCGGAGAAGGCCGAGAAGATCGCAAAAGACTTCGAAGGCATCGAGGACCCGGCCGCAGCGCGCAAAGCCCTGGAAACCGTCGCCAATCTCGACGCGAAGAAGCTGGTGGATGCCGGCGAGATCGAGAAGGTGAAGGCTGAAATCGGCAAGGCCTACGACACCAAGCTGACCGAGGCCACCACGCGCGCGGAGCAGTTGGAGCAGCAGCTCTACGCCGAGAAGATCGGCGGCAGCTTCTCCCGCTCGAAGTTCGTGGCAGACCGCCTGGCTGTTCCGGCCGACATGGTGCAGTCCGTGTTCGGCAAGCACCTGAAGATCGAGGACGGCAATGTCGTGGCCTACGACGCCCACGGCAACAAGCTGTACAGCAAGGCCCGTCCCGGCGAGGCCGCCGACTTCGATGAAGCGCTGGAGATTCTCGTCGACCAGTACCCCTACCGCGACCAGATCCTGAAGGGCTCTGGCCACTCCGGCGGCGGAACGCCCCCGGGCGGCAAGCCCTCCGGCAGCACGGCCAAGTCGCTCGCCGACTGCAAGACCGAGGCCGAGAAGGTCGCCTACCTCGAAACGATCAAGTAAGGAGGCCACATGGCTTTCGATCTCGCTGTATTCAACAAGCAGACCTACACGGCTCTGACCGAAACCGTCGCCCAGGCGATCGACAAATTCAACCAGGCATCCGCCGGCACCATCGTCCTGCAGAACGCGCCGGCGCAGGGCGACTTCGACATCAAGGCCAGCTTCAAGCTGATCGCCAATCTGGTGCGCCGCCGCAACGTCTACGGCAACGGCGACGTGGCTGCGACTCGTCTGACGCAGTTGCTCAACGCCGCGGTGAAGGTCGCCGCCGGCACGCCACCGATCGAGTATGAAGCGGCCCAGTACAACTGGGTGTTGCAAAACCCGGCGTTGGCGGCCCTGACCATCGGTGAGCAACTGGGTAAAGCACGTGTCGCGGATATGCTGAACACCGCCATCCGCGGCGCGGTGGCTGCAATCAGCGGTCACGCCGACGCGACCCATGGCAGCGCCACCGAGACCGCAACCTTCCGCACCCTGAACAAGGCGGCGTTCAAGTTCGGTGACCGCGCCAACGCCATCGCGGCCTGGGTGTTCCATTCCAGCGTGGTCAGCGATCTCTACGACAACGCTCTTGCGAACGCCGAGAACCTGTTCACCTACGACGGCGTGAACGTGATGCGCGACCCGTTCGGCCGTCTGTTCGTGGTGACCGACGCCGACTCGCTGATCGTGCCGGCCGGCGCTGATCCCGAGGCCAACCCAGCTTCGTTCCGCTCGTTGGGCCTGGTGCAGAGCTCGGTGCTGGTGACCGGCAACAACGACTTCGACGCTGTCCTGAACCGCACCACCGGCAAGGAGAACCTGGGTTCGGTCTACCAGGCCGAGTGGAGCTACAACCTGGGCGTGCTCGGTTACACCTGGAAGACCGGTACGGGCGGCGCCTCGCCGAACGATACCGCGATCGGCACCGCGGCGAACTGGGAGCGCACCGCCACCAGCGTCAAAGACACCGCCGGCGTTCTGGTGCTGAGCAAGTAACCGCAGAGGGGCCGCCAGGCCCCCTTTCATGAGGTGGAAAATGACCAAGAAGATTCTGTGGTTCGTAGCGGGCCCGGCGACCTCGGACCAGATGGAGTTCGCCCAGCGCAATGGGCTGACGATTCGGGATCCGCTCGCCTATCGCCAGGGTGACTTCCTCGAACAGGCCGATGCGGTGGCCGGCGAGGTGCCGCGGGCATACTCGGCGGCCTACGGCCTGATAGAACTGCAAACCAGCGGTGCTACGAAGGCTTCGGGCGGCCAGGACGGCGAGCCAACCCTCGACGAAATCAAGGCTGACCTGAAGGCCCTCGGCGTTGCGTTCGATGGGCGTGCAGGCAAGGCTGCGTTGGCGAAACTGCTCGCCGAGGCGAAGGCGGCCCAGGAACCCTCGCCGTTGAACGACGAGCAGGTGCTGGCGCGTCTCGTTGAACTGGGTGTCGAGGTGCCGGAAGGCGCCACGCCCGATTCGCTGCGCGAGTTCCTGAAGGCGACCGAGGAGAAAGCCAATGGCGGTGGTGACTGAGGGTGACAGCGCCAACAGCTACGTCTCCGTCGACCAGGCTACCGAGTATCACGCTCAGCGCGGCAATGCTGCCTGGGCGTCGGCCTCCAATGACAGCCGCCCCTCGGCACTGATCAGGGCGACCGACTACATCGACCGCAGCTATCAATTCCGAGGCTCGAAGGTCGACCCGGACCAGCCGCTGGAGTTTCCACGTACCGGCCTGGCCTGGCCGAACCGGAAGCTGCAGGCCGCAACGTGCGAACTGGCCCTGCTGGCGCTCGACGGGCCGCTGGACACGGTACAGCAGGCCTCCGCTGTGAAATCCGAGACGGTGGGGCCCCTCACCACGGTCTACGCCGATCCGGTGAACCAGGGGCAGCCGCGCTACGTTGCAGTGGATCGGCTTCTGGAGGCGCTGACCGTCGGCGGCGGCATGTTCAACGTCAGGGTGTCGAGGATGAGCTGATGGCCGATATCTACGACCGTTCCCGGGTGATGGCCATACGAATGCTGGCACCGCGGAGCAAGGGCGGTAAGGGGCTTGAGCTACGCCTGACCAAGTTCGAGCAGGGCGAGTACGACCCGGCGACCGGTGGAAGTCCAACCATCGAGCGCCGCTTCGATGGTTCCGGTATGCGCCAGGACTACGATGTGCGGGTTATCGACGGTTCGCTGATCCAACAGGGTGATGTCGAGATCATCATGTCACCAGTGCAGCTCGGGGGGCAGGACATGCCGGCGCCGAGGAACGGCGACCGTATCGAGTTCGACGGCGAGGCCTTCAAGGTGGTGACTGCGAAAGCCTGGAATTATGCCGGCCTGGACATCGGCTTCGTCGCGCAAGCGAGGAGGTAGCATGGCCGAGATCATCGACCTTGATACCCGCCGCCCCCACGTTACTATCACGACCCACTCAAACAAGGCTCATGTCGTTCCGCTTTCCGTGTTCGAGTCGATCGCCAGAGGAAACATGACCGTCGACTCTCTCGATCATAGGGATGAACTGATGCGCGTGATCGTGGCTGAATGGATGGGATATCTCGGCGTGCATGGCGCTGATGCTCTGCGAGTAATCGAGGATTGACCTATGGCCCGCGGCTCTCGCATGCGTCAACGCTACTCGGGGCGCCAGGGCAGCTTCGCTGCAGCGGTGGCGCAGTTCCGCGACCAAGCCTTGGCTGCCGGCGATGCGATCTACCAGCGGATCATGTTGGATCTATCGGTCAAGGTGATCGAGAAATCTCCAGTCGGTGACCCGGAGCGGTGGGCCGCGAACGTCGCTTACCGCCAGAGGGCGAGCGCTGCGGCGGACCGCTACGACGAGAACGTCGCGATTCGCAACACCCTGATCAACCTGAATCCGAGCAACTTCACCAGGAACGGGAAGCTACGTCGAGGCGTGAAGCACGCGAAGCCGCTGACCAAGGCGGAGCGTGACCAGAACTTCGACATCAACGGGATGGTGGCCGGGCGCGGGTATGTTGGCGGGCGCTTTCGGGCCAACTGGCAGTTCAGCATCGGCACGGCCGCACCGGGGGAGATTGATGACGTCGACCAGACTGGCAGCAAGGCAATTTCTGCAGTGACCGCTGGGGTCCAGCCGCTGAAGCTCGGAGATACCGCCTACCTGGTGAACAACCTGCCGTATGCGGTACCGCTCGAGTACGGGCACTCCAGCCAGGCACCGGCTGGCATGGTCCGGGTGACCATCGCTGAATTCCAGCAGATTGTGGAGGCCGCCGTCAGGGCGAACCAGGCATGAGTCACGAGATCATTCAGCAACTGTTCGAGGCTCGCCTGGACGTCTGGGCGAAGGCCAAGGGTATCCCGGTCGCGTACCCGAATGTGACGTTCGAACCGACGCCGGGTGCCATCTATCTGCGCTGCTTCACGCTGCCCGCTGGCACTACCAGTAGCGACTTGGGCGGCTACCACCGGGGCTTCACCGGTGTGTTCCAGATCAGCATCGTGGTCCCAGGCGGGCAGGGCACCGGCGTTGCCGCAGACATCATCGCCGAGTTAGGTCAGCAGTTCCCTCTCTACAGCGAGTTGTCTCGCCCCGGTTTCTCTGTGCAGGTGGTGAGCCCACCAGCGCCGGGACCCTGGATATCGGGGGACATCGCCGATACCAAACCAGTCTCCATCGGCTATCGCGCCGACATCTTCTGATCGCCCGCATGGGCACACCAGCACCCGCCATGAGCGGGTTTTTTCATTTCCACACGAGGAAAACTCCATGTCCGCAAGCCTCCCCAACGGCGCGCTGCTGGCCATTGCTGCCACCTACGGCCCGGCTATTCCGATTACCGCTGTCTCCAACGCCAAGCCAGCGGTTGCTACCGCAGATGCTCACGGCCTGCTGGTCGGTGACGTCGTGTCGCTGGTGTCCGGCTGGACTGGCCTGAACGGCCGAGCCGTCAAGGTCGCAGTTTCCACCGAGGACACCTTCTCCCTGGGCAATATCGATACCACCGATGTGATCCGCTACCCGGCCGGCGGCGGTATCGGCTCGGCGAAGAAGGTCCTCGCCTGGCAGCAGATCCAGCAGGTGATGAACCCGACCACCTCCGGCGGCGAGCAGCAGTTCGTCCAGTACCAGTACCTCGAGGACGATGACCAGCGCCAGTTGCCTACCTTCCGCAACGCTCAGTCGTTCTCGATGCCGATCGCCGACGACCCCAACTTGCCGCAGTGGGCGGTGATTGAGGCGGCGGACCAGAGTAAAGCGCTGCAGGTGATCCGCCTGACGCTGCGCAACGGATCGGAGGTTTTCTACAACGGCTACGTCTCGGTCAGCGACACCCCGACCCTGAACGTCAACGAAATCATGACCCGGACCCTGACCATCGCTCTCGATGGCCGCCCGGTTCGCTACAACCCGGCCCCCTAAGGAACTGTCATGGCGAAGAAGTTCAGCATCGCGCAGGCGCCCACCTTCGAATCCAGTGTGGAGATTCCCCGCCTCGGCGGGGAGTCCATCAAGGTGCCATTCACCTTCAAGTACCTGGATCGTGAAGCGCTGGCCGACCTCTACAGCAGTTGGGGAGAGCGGTTCAAGCGCTTGGTCGAGGAGACTCGCGAGCAGTCTCTGGAAGCGTTCACCACGGCTCAGATCGACCTCCAGGTCGAGCAGGTACAAGCCGTTGTGGCCGGGTGGGGGTTCGACGAGGCGTTCACCGAGGCCAACGTCCGGCTGCTGGTGTCCTCCCTGGTCAGCGTGCCCGAGGCTATCCTCGAGGCTTACCAGAGCGCCTACAACAGAGGGCGCTTGGGAAACTGAAGCGCGCCGCACAGGAACTCTATCGGCCTGTAGCCAGCCCCCAGGAGCTGGCGCAGTTCGGATTGTCTCCAGATGACTTCGACGAAAGCGACGAGCAGATGGAGCTTTGGCCCTGCAACTGGACGGCATTCATCGTCTTCGAGGCGATGAGCACCCAGTGGCGGGCTGGCATGTGTGGCGCAACAGGCCTGGACTACACCGCTTTGCCGGTGGTGATGCAGATGTGCGGCGTAGCCGCTGGTGAGCAAGCCGCGGTGTTCGCAGATATCCGGGTAATGGAAGACGCCGCTCTGCGGACCTTCCGCGAGCAGAGGGAGTCGGGATGAGCAATTTCGCCGAACTGGGCATCAAGGTCGATTCGAGCCCGGCCGTAAAGGCGGCCGAGGACCTCGACAAGCTGGTCGACTCCGCCGACCAGGCCGAACAGGCCATCGACAACCTGTCCGACGCCAGCAAGGGCCTCGAGCAGGCCACCAAGGGAGTATCGCGCGCGGAGGAGGACGCTGCCCGCAGTGTCGACAAGGCGGCCGGTGCGCGTGAACGCCAGGCTGCTGCCAGCCGGAAGGTATACGACAGTGCCGCTGGCGAGATATCCATCATCAGCCAGTTGGAGCGGGCGCTCTCCGGCAACGTCGCCAACATCGATGATCTGATTCGCGCCGAGAGCTTGCTCGAGCGGGCGCGCAAGGCCGGCCTGACCACGCTGCAGGACGAGGCGCAATATCAGGATCGCCTGGGTGCGGCCTATGACCGGTTGCAGAAGGCGGAAACCAAGGAGGCCGCCGAGAAGCAGCGCCTGGTTGCGGCGCAGAACCGGCAGATCGAAGCGATGCAACGCACGGTCAACAGCATCGATCCGGTGACCGCTGCGTTGGTCAGGCTTGAGAAGCAGGAGGCCGCGTTGCGTGGGCTGCGCGCCGCCGGCGGGCTGGATGACGCCGGATTGGCCGCCGGCCTGGAGAAGATCGCGGCGAAGCGGCGGGACATCGAAGGGACCGGCGGCGCGATCAACAAGCTCGGGCTGACCAGCAAGGAAGCGCGCGAGAACGTGCTGCAGTTGGGTAACGCCCTCTCAACCGGTAACTGGCGGGTCGCCGCCCACAACATCGCCGAGATCGGTGTGAACGCCGGCGGCGCCGCGTCTGGCGTGGCTGGTGTCTTGGCACCAATTGGGTTGCTGGCAGCGGCGATCGGTGGCTTGAGCGTCGCTTATCTTGCTGGACTGCGCCAAGCTGATGATTTCAACAAGGCGATCATCAGCACTGGCAATGCCTCTGGACTGACAGCTCAGCAACTGACCGACATGCTCGGCCGACTTGGCAAAAGCGGAAACTTCTCAGAGGCGTCTGAGGCCCTTCTGGCGCTGGTTCGGTCAGGGCGGCAAGTAGGAAGCGCTTTCGAGGATGTCGCGCGCGCGGCTACGGAGATGTCTGCCGTAACCGGGCGGAGCGCTGGGGACATCGCAACTGAACTGGCGGGTGCCAAGGGTAAGGTTGCGGATTTGGCGGCTGAATACAACCGCCAGTACCACTTCATGAACGTCGACACCTTCGCTCAAATCGAAGCTCTGGAGCGGCAGGGGCGTTCAATGGATGCCCTGAAGCTGCTTGCAGGGACGCTGGCCTCGGAGATGAGCGCTCGAAACCGAGAGATTGAGGCGTCGACCCGCGGAATAGTAAAAGCCTGGGACGATGCGACGAAAGCTGTAAAACGGTATTGGCAGGAGCTGAAAAGCCGGACCGCTGCAGATCCGGAGACATTCAAGCTTCAGGTTTTGCAGGGCCAACTGGAGGACTCACGGAAGCTCCCGGATTCCACGCTGAACCGGAAGAACATTGAGTTCCTCGAAAAAGAGATTGCCTTGCTTCAGAAGCGGATCAGCGTCCGTGAGGAAGGGCGACGGGCTCAGGCAGAAGGTCAAGAGGACCAAGATAGCTTCATCCAGGCTAGCAAGGACCTGAATGCTCAGCTTGATAACGTATCGCCTGCGAAGAAGCGGGCAGCAGCCATTCGCGAGCTCAATGCGCAGTTTCTTGAGCTGCTGAAATCATCGGAACGGCTTGGTAAGAGGAGCCCTCTGCTCGAGGGGGTTCAGTACGATGGGCGTTCTTTCTCTGGCGGTTCGTACGACCAACTGCGCAAGGGGATTGAGGAGCGCCTGAAGGACCAGAAGGGCTCCGCCGGTTCGGTGGACCTACGTGCGGCCAACGCCGCGAAGAACAGCTTGGCCGAAATCACCGCGACCTACCGTAACGCGCAAAAGGAATTGGAGGCGTCCCAACGCGCAGGCGTGATCAGCGCGGAAAGCTACGCGCAGCAGCGGATCTCGATCATCCAGCAGGAGCGGGATGAGGTCAGCCATGCCTACGAGCGCGAAATCGCAGCGCTGGAGGCTGCCAGGGCGAAGCAAGGAGCGTCGGCAGCCCAGCGAATCCAACTCGACCAGAAGATCGCCGACGCCAGGACGGCGCTGGTCAAGGCGCAGCAGGACGCCGATTCACAGCTCAATCAGATCGAACTCAGCGAGCAGGGGCGGCTACGGCGACAGGAGCAGTCGGTGCAGCGCTATACGCAGGCGCTGCAGGCGCAGGTCGATGCGTTGCGCCTGGAGGGCGAGCGCGCTGCGGCCGGTGTCAGCATGGGCGGACGAGAGCGGTCCCGCTTCGAGCAGTTGAACAGTCTCGACGACCGCTACAACCAGCAACTGATGGACCTGGAGAACCAGCGTTCCGATCCCAGTCGGCAAATGTCGGACGAGGAGTACGAGAAACGTCTGGCTGCGCTCAGAAAGGCGCATCAGGACCTGCGAGACACCGTGGTCAGCAACTACGACCAGATGACCGCTGCCCAGTCAGACTGGAGCAACGGAGCGAGCGGAGCCTGGAACGACTATCTCGAAAGCGCCAGGAACTCCGCCGAGCAGTCCTACGATTTGGTTTCCGGTTCGCTTCGCGGCATGGAGGACTCAATCGCCAACTTCGCGATGACCGGCAAGCTGTCGTTCTCCGACTTCACCAAGAGCATCCTGGCCGACATGGCGCGGATTGCAACGCGCGCCGCTGCTTCGCAGGCCCTTTCGTCCCTCTTCGGTGGCTTCTTCGGCGGTGGAAACGCTGCCGCGCAGTCTGGTGTCGACAATCTGGTGAGCAACAGCGGGCTGTTCGCCAACGGTGGTGCGTTCGCCGGCGGGGTGCAGATGTTCGCCACTGGCGGGGCCTTCACCAACAGCGTGGTCAGCACGCCAACTGCGTTCGGCATGAGCGGCGGCCGTATGGGTGTGATGGGCGAAGCGGGGCCAGAGGCCGTGATGCCGCTGACCAGAACCTCGTCCGGGGCCCTCGGTGTGCGCGCTATGGGCGGCGGTGGTTCGCAGATCAACGTCGAGGTGAACATTGCCTCGGATGGTTCGGCCAACGTCTCCAGCAGCCAGCCTGGCCTGGACCAGTTCGGTCGCGACATCGGGACATTCGTCGAGCAGAAGTACCGACAACTCCTGGCGCGTGATCTGCGGCGTGACGGTGCGATCGGCCGCGCCATCAACGGGTAGAGCACATGGCAATCGAAACCTTCACCTGGGCCACCGAGAGCGGTGGCGAGGGCGACATCACCTTCGCCACCAGGTCCGCGCAATTCGGTGACGGCTACAAGCAGTTGGTGAGCGAAGGCCTGAACAGCAAGTCCCAGATCTGGCCTGTGTCCATCACCGGGCCGGCGGCGACTATCAAGGCCGCGATGGACTTCCTGGACCGCCACGCTGGAGCCCGGGCGTTCCTCTGGACGCCGCCCCTGGGTGGCCTGGGCTTCTACACCTGTGCGGGCTACCGGCCCGTCAACCTCGGCGGCCGGGTCTACCGGCTGACCGCGACCTTTGAACAGGCATTCCATCCATGACACTGATCACCGATATCCAGAAGCTGGAGCCCGGCAGCGAGGTCGTGCTGTTCGAACTCGACGGCAGCGACTTCGGCGCCGACGTGGTCCGGTTCCACGGACACGCTATCCCGCACAGTCCGCAGGAACTGGCCGCTGCCGGCGCCAACGCCGACCAGTTGCCGGCGAAATCGATCTGGTGGCAGGGCCACGAATACGCGGCCTGGCCGGTGCAGATCGAGGGCATCGAGGCCAACAGCGATGGTACTGCGGCGCGGCCGAGCTTCACCGCCGGCAACGTCAATGGCCGGATTACGGCGCTCTGCCTGGCGTTCGAGGACCTGCTCCAGTTCCGCCTCACCATCCGGACGACGCTTGCGAAATATCTGGACGCGGCGAACTTCCCAGGCGGCAATCCCGACGCTGATCCCTCCCAGGAGATCGTCGAGATCTGGTACTTGGACCAGAAAACCAGCGAGGACGGCCAGTACGTGGCCTGGGAACTGGCCTCGCCAGGCGACGTTGGCGGCGAGCAGGTCGGCCGGCAGATGACCACCCTGTGCCACTGGGCGATGACGGGCGGGTACCGCGGACCCGACTGCGGCTACACCGGCCCGTACTTCGACATCGACGGCAACCCCACCGATGACCCAGCCCGGGACGAGTGTGATGGCTGCCTGGGCACCGGTTGCATCCCGCGCTTCGGTGAAGGCAACCAACTGCCCTTCGGCGGCTTCCCTGCCGTCTCGATCATCGCCAGGAGCTGACCATGCTCAAGCACATCCTGTCTGCCGTGCAGAAGCAGGCTGCGGCAGAGTATCCGCGCGAGTGCTGCGGACTGATCATCCGTTCTGGCCGGAGCCAGCGATACGTTCCCTGCGAAAACACCGCTACCGACGCCGGCGAGGAGTTCCGCATCGCGCCGGAGGCGTATGCAGAGGCAGAGGACCAGGGAGAGATCGTCGCCGTGGTGCACAGCCACCCCGACGCCACCAGCCGACCAAGTGCCGCAGACGTCGCTATGTGCAACGCATCGGGTCTGACTTGGCACATCCTGAGCTGGCCGGAGGGCGACCTGCGTACCATCGAGCCCGTCGATCAGGTGCCGCTGCTCGGGCGCGCGTTCGTGCATGGGGTGCAGGACTGCTGGCAGGTCTGCGCCGACTGGTACCAGAGGGAGTGGGGCATCGAGTTCCCGCACTTCGAGCGTGCCGATGGCTGGTGGGAGCGGGCAGACGGTCCAAGCCTCTACGAACAGCGGTTCGAGGCTGCTGGCTTCATCCGGGTGGACCGGCCGCAGCGCGGCGACATGATCGTGATGGCGGTGGGGCGCACCGCGCACCCGAACCACGCCGGAATCTACCTGGCGGACGATCCATCACTACCTGGCGAGGATATGCAACACTTCGGCGCCGGGCCGTTCCTGTTGCACCACCTGTACGGCAAGCCCAGCGAAATCATCGTGTTCGGTGGGCCGTGGCTCGACCGGATGCGCTTGGTGCTGCGGCACTGGCACGCGAAATGAAGCGGCTGTGCCGCGGGAGGAGAGTATGCAGCAGCGCTATTTGCTAACCATCCATGACCTTTTTACGGTGCGCGATGGCGTGCGGTGCGGCGGCGAGGCGTTCGTGGCAATCCTCGACGATCAGGATGAAATCGACCGATTGAGATTCGCCGGCATGACGAGTCCAGGTAGCGCTGGGTATGAGGGTGTCCGAAATTTTGTGTAACCGGCTCATGAGCGACACTGTCGCTGAGAACTGGAGACACCATGAACAAGACGCCCCACACCATTACCGACGAACTGCTGGATCAGCTTCTGGCCAATTATCAGAAGCCTGAAGACTTGATCGGTACCGACGGCATCCTCAAGCAACTGACCAAGAAGTTGGTCGAGCGTGCGCTGGATGCCGAGCTGACCCACCACCTGGGCCACAACAAGCATCAGCCTGTCAGCAATTGGATGGGCAACACCCGCAACGGTTTCAGCAAGAAGAAACTCAAGGGCGAGTTCGGTGAACTGCCCATCGAGGTACCGCGCGACCGGCATGGCACCTTCGATCCGCAGATCATCGAGAAGCACCAGACCCGCTGGACGGGCTTCGACGACAAGATCCTTTCGCTGTATGCCCGCGGCATGACGGTGCGCGAGATCCAGGCGCACTTGCAGGAAATGTACGGTGCCGAGGTGTCACCCAGCCTGATCTCCTCGGTGACCGACGCGGTGGCCGATGAGGTCAAGGCCTGGCAGTCGCGCCCGCTCGATACGGTGTATCCCATCGTCTACCTCGACTGCATCCACAGCAAGGTGCGCGAGGGCGCCGTGCGGGTGAAGGCGGTCTATCTGGCGCTGGGTATCAACCTGGCCGGCGAGAAGGAAATCCTCGGCCTGTGGATCGCCCAGAACGAGGGCGCCAAGTTCTGGTTGCAGGTGGTGACCGAACTGCGCAACCGTGGCGTTCAGGACATCTTCGTCGCCTGCGTGGATGGCTTGAAGGGCTTCCCCGAGGCCATCGAGGCGGTGTTCCCGCGCACCAGCGTGCAGCTGTGCATCGTGCACATGGTCAGGCACAGCCTGAACTACGTGTCCTGGAAGCGGCGGGCGGAGGTCGCCGCCGACCTGAAGCGGATTTACCAGTCCAGCACCGCTGACGAGGCCGAACTGCGCCTCGGTGAATTCGAGGCCAAGTGGGATGACGACTACCTGCCGATTGGCCAGTCCTGGCGACGCAACTGGGCCAGGATCACGCCGTTCTTCGACTTCCCGCCGGAGATCCGAAAGGTGATCTACACCACCAACGCCATCGAATCGGTGAACATGAGCCTGCGCAAGATTACCAAGAACCGCGGCTCGTTCCCCAGTGACGAGGCGCTGCTGAAACTCTTCTACCTGGCGCTACGCAACATCAGCAAGAAATGGACGATGCCGATCCGTGACTGGAAGGCGGCGCTGACTCGCTTTACGATCAGCTACGAAGACCGCCTGCCGCAGCAGTAACCCTAACCCCGGTTACACAAAATTCTGCACACCCTCCTGGGTATCGTCGTAGCTATTCCGGGAAGCCTGGGCTCACCGCACGACTGGTTTCTGGTCCAGGGCGTATCACCTTTGAAGCGATCAGCTCGGCGGCGTGAGTCCGCCGACAAAGTTGTCAGTGCCCACCTCGTGCGAGCCGTATTCGACGCCGAAGCCTTCGCCGTGCAGTAACGCCTCAGCGTCCACTGCTTCCTTGGACGCATAAATATCCATGAATCTCCAAGGTGCGCTCTGGGCAACCGCCCAGCCTGGAACCCAGCCGGGATTGCTCGGGTCTTTAGGCAGATTGTGGACGAGACTTCTAATGATCATGTGATCTCCATTGTCAGGTGAATACCTTCCGGTGTCTTACGGCAGGGCACGCAGTACGTGTCCTATCTCATAGTCGCCCAGGTTCACCACCCAGCTTCCTTCCAATGGAGCCAGATAGCCGAGCCTGGTGCCGTCAGGGGCAAAGAGCACAGAGTCAATAATGCTGAAGGGTGGCTGTCCAGGCACCGTCGTTTGTCCAATGCCATCCACGATATAACCAAGCACCTCCGTCGAGGCTCTGCTCTTGAAAATTGCCCACTTCCCAGTTAGATACGACTTTTCGGCCATAAAATGCTCCTTGTAGCTGTGGCAGATATCCATTGCGGCCTCGTGGTCTGTTTTGACGAGGCTGTTCAAGATTACGGGACCTGAGTTTCTGGTGGCACTGTGATTCTATCCAGCCTTGAAACGACTGAGGTAGACCCAGCGGTACGGCAGGATGCGTCTGGTACTGCGTTATCGAGAACGCTCCTTGTCCGCTTGAGTCCAGCTGTGTGCCGGGTTCTCGTGCTGGCGTGGTGATGGTAGAGTCCGTCCCTTTCCAAAGTCGCTGCGGAGAGCAATGGATGCGCATCCTGGGAATTCTTGCGCTGGTGGTTGGGGCCGTGCTGCTCATCAGCGCGCTCGCCATGGACACTACTGTTGGCACCATGTCTGGCGATCGAGTGAACAACATAGGCCTCATTGCTGCCAGAGAACAGAGAACAATCATTGCTGGCATTGCACTCATTATTGGCGTACTGCTTGTAGTGCTTGGAAAAAGGAAGGTGCTTACGCCGACGCCTGCAGTTGCCTTTGACTCTCGGCCATGTCCGTATTGCGCAGAAACTATTAAGTGTGCCGCCGTCAAGTGTCGATTCTGCGGCGCGGACGTGGACGCGACCCCGGCTCCCGAGGGGCCGCCTCCTCTAACTCATGGGTGGACAGTGAATATCGCATGTAAGCCCGGAGAGGAATTTGATGGGCATCTTGCGAAGCTCGAAGAACTTCAGTTGCCAATATTCTCCAGTGCTGAATCGACAATTGTGGTCGGACCATACGCGGAGAAGAAAAAGGCAGACTCGGTGAAAAGAAGGCTTAGTGCAGTCCACTATATGCATGGAAAACTGGACTGGATAGAGAAGAAGTAGATACCCCCGCTGTTTATCGATTTCAGTGCAGAACCGCCTCCGGGCGGTTTTTTATTACCTGGAGAAACACATGACCACCGCAGCGCACCACACTCCGATGACCACCATCAAATTCTACGGCGCGCTCCGGCAGTTCGGCCGGGAGTACCGTATGCTCGTCGGGTCGACTGCTGAAGCGATCAAGGCCTTGTGCGTGCAGATTCCTGGCCTCGAGCGCTTCCTCGCCAATGCTCACCTGCGAGGTATGGAGTTCGCTGTATTCCGTGGGAAACGGAACATTTCCCAAGATGAGCTGCAGTTCGGGGGCGCCGAGGAAATTCGCATTGCTCCGGTCATGCGTGGCCGGAAGCGTGGCGGGTTGGTGCAGACGATAGTCGGGGCTGTGCTGATCGCTGCTTCCTACGCTTTTCCCGTCATAGCCCCGTATGCGCTGCCTGCAGGGATAGGGATGGTTGCAGGCGGCGTCATCCAAATGCTCAGCCCCCAGGCCCAGGGCCTGAAGCAGAGCGCGGCGCCGGAGAACCTGCCCAGCTACGCCTTCGGCAGTGCGAAGAACACTACCGCCAGCGGGAACCCGGTGCCGATCTGCTATGGGAAGCGCCGCTGGGGCGGCGCGATTATCTCGGCTTCGATTTACGCCGAGGACAAGGTGTAACAACCAACCATGAGCGGCTATGCCGCGGGAGTAGGATATGCAGATAGTATTTGAGCTGGGGCGGGATGGAATGGTGCGCATTGTCGGGACGGTTATCTTCGACAATGCGCAAGTTAGCTAGCGAGTAGCTCCGACGCCCTCCTGGATTGCTTTCTCTACATTGCTAAGGTCTCCGCCGAGAGCATCAAGAGCTAGATTGAACGCCTGAGCGTCAGCTGCTGGCTGGCGAGTGTTCTTGAAGAAGTTTACATACTTCTGTAGAGCAGTCTCGTCATGCTCTGGCCGTGAGCGAAGATACAGAGAAAGAGCGCCGATGGCGGCAATTATCCCGGCTTCAGTTGAAGATACTTGTACTTTAGACACATTGACCTCCTAGGTCTTTAACCGCGCCGACATTGGCGCCTCCCGATCCCTGGGCCGGCACGCTCAGGGTCGGGAAACCCTTGCATGAAGGCACGACGCTACTACCCCGGTAGGGCGGTTGCCACTGGCATTTCATCCACGCTGTACAACCTTCCAGCCCGCCCTGTTGCGGGCTTTTTCATGCCCGGAGGAAAGCATGGGCGCAGTTCACCAGCACCTGGCCGGCCGCAAGGGCGGCAGTAGCAAGCCGAAACAGCCGGTCGAGGCACCCGACAGTCTGCGCTCGGTCGCGACGGCCAAGATCCTACTCGCCGTGGGCGAAGGCGAGTTCGCCGGCGTTCCGAGCGAGCGCGATATCTACCTCGACAACACCCCACTGATGGACCCGAGCGGTAACCTGAACTTCCCCAACGTTAAGTGGGAGTGGCGCGCGGGGGCGGTGGACCAGGACTACATCCCTGGCATCCCTGCCGTTGAGAACGAAACCAGCGTCAACGTCGAGTTGCGCAGCGATACGCCCTGGGTTCGCTCGCTGAGCAATACCCAGCTTTCCGCAGTGCGTCTGCGCTTCGCCTGGCCAGCGCTCCAGCAGCAGGACACCAACGGCAACATCGGCGGGTACCGGATCGAATATGCCGTAGATCTGGCCACCGACGGCGGCGCCTATCATGAGGTGCTGCGCGAGGCCGTCGATGGCAAGACCACCACCCGCTACGAGCGTTCCCGCCGGATCGACCTGCCGGCGGCCACCAATGGCTGGCAGGTGCGCGTCCGCCGCCTGACGCCGAACCAGAACAACAACCGCATCGCCGACACCATGCTGATCGCCGGCTACACCGAGGTGATCGACGCGAAGCTGCGCTACCCGAACACGGCCCTGCTGTACGTCGAGTTCAGCGCAGAGCAGTTCAGCAACATTCCGGCTGTCACAGTCGACTGCCGCGGGCGGAAGGTCCAAGTGCCGAGCAATTACGATCCGGAGACCCGGGCCTACCTCGGCATCTGGGACGGCACGATGAAACAGGCCTGGACCGACAACCCGGTCTGGCACACCTACGACATCGTGACCAACGATCGCTTCGGTGTGGGTAAACGCATCAAGGCCTGGATGGTAGACCGTTGGGAGATGTACCGGATTTCCCAGTACTGCGACCAGTTGGTGCCGGACGGGAAGGGCGGTCAGGAGCCGCGACACACCTGCAACCTGAACCTGCAAAGCCGCGCCGGGGCCTGGGAGCTGCTGCGCGACCTAACCGCTATCTACCGCGGCATGGCGTACTGGGCCCAGGGCCAACTGAAGATCCAGGCGGATATTCCGCGCGCCACCGACGTCGATTTCGCCTACACCCGGGCCAATGTCATCGACGGCCGCTTCAGCTACGGCTCGGCCAGTGAGCGTACTCGCTACAGCCGCGCCTTGGTCAGCTACGACAATCCGGCGAACAACTACGACACCGACGTGGCTGTGGCCACCGATAAGCGCCTGCAGCGGCGTTACGGCGACAACCCGGTCGAGGTGGCAGCCATCGGCTGCACCCGCGAGAGTGAGGCCCAGCGGCGCGGAAAATGGGCGATCCTGACCAACAGCCAGGATCGCACGGTAACGTTCCGTACCGGTATGGACGGGGCGATTCCGCTGCCGGGATGGGTGATTCCGGTGGCTGACGCGCTGTTGGCTGGACGGGAGATCGGCGGGAGGATCTCGGCGGTTGCTGGCCGAGTGATCACCTTGGATCGCGACACCCAGGTGAAAGCTGGCGACCGGCTGTTCCTGAACCTGCCCAGCGGTAAGGCTGAGGCGCGATCCGTGCAGTCGGTCGCCGGGCGCGCGGTGACCGTGACGACAGCCTACAGCGAGACCCCGCTACCGGAATTGGTCTGGACCCTCGATGCCGACGACCTGGCGGTGCCGCTCTACCGTGTGATGAAAGTCAGCCAGCCGGAGCGGGGTGTCTTCGAGATCACCGCTCTGCAGTACGAGCCCGGGAAGTTCTCAGCGATCGACACTGGTGCAAAGTTGGAGAGCCGCCCGATCAGCGTTATCCCGATCACCACAGTTGCGCCGCCGGCGAGCGTCACGCTGACCTCGCACTACCAGTTCGATCAGGGGTTGGCGGTCAGCACGATGACCATCGCCTGGCCTGCTGTAGAAGGGGCGGTGGCATACGACGTCGAGTGGAAGAAGGATAGCGGCAACTGGATCCGCCTGCCGCGTGCCGGCACGACCAGCGTCGATGTGACCGGCATCTACGCAGGTGGCTATCTGGCGAGGGTGCGCGCGGTGTCGGCCTTCGACATCACGTCGGTCTGGAAGAGCTCGATCCTGACCCAACTCAGCGGCAAGACCGGCGCGCCGCCGGCGGTTGCCTATCTCCGCACGCAATCTCGGGTGTTCGGCATCGGTCTGGAGTGGGGCTTCCCTGCTGGCGCCGAGGATACCCAGCGCACGGAAATATGGTACGGCACCACCACTGATCGAGAGCAGGCGAAGAAACTGGGCGACTTCGCTTTCCCACAGGCGGCCCATGAAATGCAGGGGCTGGCGGCTGGTGTGTCGTTCTTCTTCTGGGCACGCTTGATAGATCGCACTGGCAACATAGGGGCGTGGTATCCGGCTGGCGCTGGGACCAATGGCCAATCAAGCAGCGACCAGACGGAATACGACCGGTATTTTTCTGATCGCATCAGCGAAAGTGCGCTGAACCAAGGGCTGAAGGACAAAATCGGCGAGATCGATGATTTGAGCGAGAAGGTTACCGATCTGCTCAACAACTCGACCGCGTATGACCCGGCAAAAATCTACTCGAAAGGGGATGTTGTCTATCACAATGGTCGCCTCTACCAGTGGAGCAGCAATACCTCTGGCAACATCGCACCGCCGAGCGAAGCATACTGGACTGACATCGGCCAGATCTCGGCAGAGGTGGGCGCTCTGGCTGCTCGGGTCGAACAGAACACCACCAACATCGGTCTGATCGACGGCAAGCTTACTGCGCAGGCAGAGAGCATTAACGGCCTGGTCGCCCAGGTGACACCCGATGCTGCCGGAGATACGGACTGGGGCGCCGGAGATAGCAATGTCTATGCGGGAACGGTAACGGTTCAGTCGGTCTCGGCCGACGCCGACCTTGCAACTGCAATCCGCGTGGACTCTGTGAAGGTTTCGGTTGACGCAAACGCAGCAGCCATCGTTACGGAACAACAGGCGCGCGCCTCCGCCGATAACGCCCTGGCTTCGAATATTCAGGCGCTCAGCGCTACTGTCGGAAGCAACACTGCTGCCATCCAACAGGTCAGCCAAGCGCAAACCAGCACCGATGGCCAACTGTCAGCGATGTGGGCGGTGAAGATGCAGGTCACGGCAGGCGGTCAGTACGTTGCGGCTGGCATCGGTTTGGGTATCGAAAACGAGGCTGGTGTCTTCCAGTCGCAGTTCCTTGTTGATGTGAATCGCTTTGCAGTCGTGAATACCGCCAACGGACAGTTGACTGCTCCGTTTGTGATACAGAACGGGCAGACCTTCATCAGTCAGGCGCTGATAGGAACTGGCTGGATCACCAACGCGATGATCGGCAACGTGATTCAGTCGACCGCACTCGGTGCCAACGGCGAGCCGCTGTGGAAGCTTGATAAAGCAGGGAGTTTGACGATGAACAGCGCGACATCCGGGGGCTTCATGAGGCAGACGGCGGAGGCCGTCAAGGTCTACGACGCGAACCTCGTGTTGCGGGTACAGATCGGGAATCTCGACGCATGACCTACGGTCTCCGGATTCTAAACGCCGCCGGTGGGATCATCATGGATCTCACCGGACAGTCGGCGCGAACTATCTATCGGCAATCCATCGGAGCGATCACAACTGGAATGTCAGTAACTGTTCCAGGGTTTGATCCCGCTCGCGGCGTAGTGTTCTTCATTGCTAACGGAAATCCATCCGGATTTGTCCCGCCGTACCGCATCGCTGGTAACGTCATCATGTTTGAAATGAGCGGTTCTTCGAATACAACCTATGTTCTGCATGCGGTGATGTTCTCATGAGTTACGGAGCTCTCATTCGCGGTAATAGCGGGCAGACAATCATCGACGATGTAAATCCATGCATGCATATTGCGGAGTCGGGGACTTATGGGGTGCAGGGAGCAACGGAACTTGTTATCAGCTATTCGACCCCCATAAATTCGCCCTATGAGCCGTATGTGTATGTTAGGCCGAACGGGCCTCACCAGATATATCAGTTCCGTCATCTGGGAGGGCCCGGAGCGTGGACTGGCTTCGCGTTTTATCAGTCTATTTTCCGGGACACTGAACCGCCGGTATATGGAGGGCAGTGGAAGGCGGCCGCCGTGATGCTTCCTCGTACCGGTGGTTGGGGACTTCAAGTATTCGATGGTCAGTCACGTGTGATGTTCGATAGCAATCGTGAGATCGTTCGCTTCGTAGGTGGGGCGCAAACGTGGAGCAAGTATGCATTCAACCCGAATTGGCCAGGGGGGATGCGGCTACAAACATGGGCGATGCCATATCCCTATGAAGCATCGACGTACTATATGGTGAGCCATTTCAACCTAAAGCCATGGTTCACTCTTGAGTCCCCTCGGGTCGGATTTCTCTATAGTTCTAGAACCACTATTTTCGCGTCTGCTCTTGTGCCAGACGAAACGAATCGTCCGTTCAATTGGCCTTTAATTGTGATTGCGTGATACGGAACTAGGAGTAGTTCATGGCTCAGAAAATTATCGATACGACAACTAATAATGGTAGCTATATAGGTGACCCAGCGAAGACCGCCTTCGGAAAGTGTAACGAGAACTTCACAGAAATTTATGGGCGTGATGGGGTCAATGGAGTTCGCCCAATTTCAAACGGGGGGACAGGTGCGACTACTGCCGCAGGCGCTCGATCGAATCTTGAGTTAGGAACTGCCGCGATGGCTAATGTCGGTACCGCTGATGGGAACGTGATGACCGTCGGTGCCTTCGGGCTGGGTAGCCCGAACGGCGGTCCTTCCGGATCTCCCGACTCGACTTTCCGGCCGGGTTTCTATCGCTATCCCGTCGGCGCCTCCGGTGCGCCGTACGGCGACTCAGCGGGCTCGTTGCTCGTGAATACGCTCGGCGGCAACTACGTACAGCAGATCGCGATCACGCCACGGCCCAGCACGACGAATCCCTGGGTTGGCTGCCGACATTTCGACGGAGGGGGCAATCCTGGGCCGTGGGTCCTGTTTTATCACTCGGGAAACACGACGAGAGCAACCGACGGGACGCTTCGTGCGGCATCGCCGGTCGTGCGTATCGCCAACGTTGCTGCGAGCTTGAGACCCGATCTCAATGAACTGGATTTCGAGCCTGCTGGCGCGTGGGGTGTAGCTAATGCAGAGGCCCTCGGCGTTACCGTCCAACGCCTCGATGTCGGCGTCTACCAGATATCTGGCTGCCTGGGCCTTGCGAAAGAGGGCTGGCGCGTGATCGATCCTGCGTCTCCCGACGGCGGTCGCCCGCTCGGCATCACCGATAGCGAACAGGCTGAGAATGGGACGGTCACCATCCGGCTCTTCAAACAGCGCTGGACACTCAGTGACGACGGCGAAATGGTGCTCGGGAAGGGCGCCCCACTGGATGTCCCGCTCAACAGTTGGATTGATGTCCGATTGTCGATGCCGGCACCTCCCGAGATGCAGCCCGAGACTGTGTGATCAGCCCGCACTCTTGCGGGCTTTTTTGTGCCTGGAGATCAGAATGCCTATCACTGAGCAGCAACTGCTGCAAATCCTCCCGAACGCCGGCCCTCGAGCCGGCGTTTTTGTTGGTGCGCTGAACCGCGGGATGACGCGCTTCGGTATCACGCCGCCTGTGCGAGTCGCCGCGTTCCTTGCCCAGATTGGCCACGAAAGCGGCCAGTTGACCCGATTGGTGGAGAACCTCAACTACAGCGCCCGTGGCCTGGCTGCGACCTGGCCGAGCCGGTACCTCGGCGCCGACGGCCAGCCCAACGCCCTGGCGCAGCGCCTGGCGCGCAACCCCCGAGCCATCGCCAACAACGCCTACGCCTCGCGCAACGGCAATGGCGACGAGGCCTCCGGCGACGGCTGGCGGTATCGCGGGCGCGGCCTGCTGCAGATCACCGGCCGGTCGAACTACCGCGCCGCCGGCACCGGGCTGGGCCAGCCGCTGGAGCAGGAACCCGAACTACTCGAGCAACCGGAGTGGGCGGCGATCTCGGCGGCCTGGTGGTGGTCGACGCACGGCCTGAACGAACTGGCCGACCGGGGCGAGTTCGCCGCCATCACTCGGCGCATCAACGGCGGCACGAACGGTCAGGCGGAGCGCCTGGCGCTGTGGGAGCGGGCGAAGAGGGTGCTGTCGTGATCTCCGCCCGCGCTTTATCGGTCGCGCTGGCCTGCCTGGTGCTGGTCGGCCTCGGCACCGCCGGCGGTGTCTGGCTCGGCGCGCGACACTACCGGCCGCAGTTGGATGCCGCGAGCGCGGATCTGGCTGCCTGCCGTGCCTCCCGGGGAGAGTTGGAGTCCGCAGTGGCAGAGCAGGTCCGGCAGGTTGCCGCGCTGCGCATGGCCGACGAGCAGCGCGCCCGGGATGCCGCGCAGGCTGTGGATCGGGGGCGGCAGCAGGCCGCGGAGCAGTATGCCGCGGCACAGCGCCTGTTGCGTGAGCGCTCCGCTGGTGATCAGTGCCTGGCAGCCGAGGTGGTCATCGATCAGGAGTTGAGGCTATGAGGGTGGTGCTGATGCTGGTGGTGTTCGCGCTGGCGGGATGCGCCGGCCAGGTCGAGCCTGAGCCGCGCATGGTGCGCGTAGAAGTGCCGGTGGCGGTGCCGTGCCGAGTGCCGGCGATCGAGGTTCCGGCCTGGGCCGCGGCGGGGCTGCGGAAGGGTGACGATCTCCAGACCAAGGTCCGCGCGCTGCTGGCCGAGCGCAGGCAGAGGATCGGGTATGAAGCCCAACTGCTGGCGGCCAACAGGGCCTGTCAGAATTAGGAGTAGACTACGGCCTTTTCCTACGGAGCAGAGCGATGCTGGTGATTCGGTTGGCGGGGAAGTGGACGCTGAAGCTCGACAGGCAGGTCGGCAGTTCCGGAAAACACGGGATATGGGCATTCCACTGCTCGGAAAGCACGTTCGCGCCGTCCTCAAACGACCTGCGGCGTACTGCGGCAATCCTGCCGGCCGAGCCCAAGGAAGGCCAGACGGTGGACGTATCGATCTGCGAAAGCTCGCACTCGCCAGATGGATGGATCGCCGTTGGCTCAGGCGTCGCGGCTTACGAAGCGGAGCGCTGAGGCTCGATCAGATGGGCGCCCTGGTTTCGGACGTTCCCAACTGCTGGGTCGACCGCGTACCACCGGAACGACTCGCTCGGCTCACCCTGGTGGAGCACGATCTGCTCCGCGCGTTCCGGCGGCGTCGCAGGGTCAAGCCACTCGCGTGCCAGTTCGGGTGACAGCACAACAGGACGCCGATCGTGGATGTCGACCATGCCGCCCTCGGCGTCCGCGGTAATGATCACGAACCCATGGTGATCTGCCGGTTCGTCATCGAGGCCAGGAAACTGGCCGATGGCCGCGCATAGGATCGGACTCCCGTCCCGGTGTTGGATGTGGAACGGTTGTTTCCGCGCCTCGCCTCCATCGACCCACTCGAACCAGCCCGAGATCGGCGTCAGCGCGCGATGACGCCACGCGGCGCTGAAGAACCTGCCGCGGGCGACCTTCTCCGCCCGGGCGTTGATCGGCGCCGCGCGATCACGGGCCCAGAACGGCCTCCATCCCCATCTGATCGCCTGGGCGACCAGGGCGTTCCCTTCCAATCTGAGCGTCGTCACGGTCGTCGATGGGGCGACGTTGTAGCGCTCGGGCTGCTCGCCGACAAGGTTGACCAGCGCGTTGGGCATCGACAGCGCGTCGACGAACTCGTGAAGTCCCGAGTACTGCGAAAGCCTGCCACACATCGCATCGCTCCGGCCGAAGTGGTGCGGTAAGGGTAGTTCAGGTGGGCCAACGCCACGGCCGGAAGTCGCTGGGGATCTGCTCGACAAGCAGCAGCGTCCCGCCGGCGTCGAGTTCGATCACCAGGCCGCGTACGACGCCGGCGCACTCAAGCGCCTGGCCCAGGCGGAGGTATGTTATCCCGTCGAGCGGATCCCGGCCGACGTAGCCCAGCCGCTGTCGTGCGGGTGCGGGCCCGTGGTAGATGCCCTCGTCGTCCACGCTCCCGACGACGACGCCGCCGTCGAGCACGTCGTAGCAGCAGTCCGCGCAGTAGTACGTCTCGCGCGTGATGCCGTGCTCGATCGCCCATCCGTACATCCCCAAGGCGTCGGTGACCATGTCGTGGCGGTCCTGCAGGCCCACGATTCCGCACTGATAGAGTTCGTTTGCCTCGGCCACCAGATACAGGTACTGCTCATCCGCGGCGTACAGCCAGGCGGCATGCTGCCGTATCGCGGCGAGCCATTGGGTGACGCGCTGGTGGTGGCAATGCCTGGGGTCGGAGTAGGACATGGAAATCTCCGGCAGTCGGGTTGGCCGGAAATTATGCTGTATGAATATCCAGTATTCGAGGGCGGCCGACGAGCGGAGAGTGGCGCATGGGAATGCCATAGAAGGGGCTGAAATCATTTCCGCATCTATGTTCTCCCTCCAACTAATCAGCGGCCTCCAGAGACACGAATACGGCTATGATGCGGAAATTATCCACCGTTAACCATTTGAAATTGTTGGGTTTTACTTCGGATTGCAAATCCGTGAACGCCGGTTCGATTCCGACCTCAGCCTCCAACAGGAAAGCCCCGTAACTCAACGAGTTACGGGGCTTTTTTCTTTCCTGTCCGGTATTGCTGAAGCAAGTTCCTTGGGGTGCCCCCATAACGCTTTCATACTTTTACGGTCTCGCAACCGCCTCCCTCTCCCGATAACCGCTCCGTAATTGCTACTTTCCCGGAGTGTCCGAGGAGTACCCCAGCACCTGTCACGTTTTCGGCCGTTGCCTGCAATCCAGCCCCGTGCGCGGCTTTCATCTGGACGCAAGATCCGGTCTGGGTCGGTCATCGGCTGGTCGTCATCGAACATGACCAGCCGAGCCGGTCTGTCCTGCCGCCTGCCTTCCGGGCCTCTATCGATCAACCGTTGTGGCGACCGCGAGCGGAAGGCGCTCGGCGGAGGGCCCGTTTCATCTTGCCTTGCGTTTCAAGGAAACCGGCAGGCCCCAGGTCAGGTCTTCCATGCCTGCTTCGCCGAGTATCTCGGTTTTCATCGGCTGGATGCGCGCGAGCACCTGGCGGCCCGTTTCATCCAGCCTTGGCTGCTCGCGATCGATGAACCTTTTCGTCAGCTCCATGGGCGCTGGCCTCATGAAGACCTGGATATCCTGCAAGGCGCACTTGATGTTTTGCGTGTCCACGGCCTTGCAGGTCTTCCTGTCATAGCTCACGGCCGGGGTCTTCAAGTGGAACCGATCGCTGAGCAGGATCTGCCCAGGCTGAATGGTGAAGGACAGCGGGGCATAGGCGTCGGGTATCTGCGCTTGCAGCTTGATGGAGGGGACATCCTCGATCTTCGTGCCTTCGGCCCAACCGGCATCCGAGACCATTTCCCGCTGGCTGTATTGCTGCTCGGTCCAGCCCACGCATTGGCCGGAGGCCATGTGCACGGCGCTGCAGACATTCTGTGTGTAGGTTTTGTCTGCATAGGAGGCGTCGCGCCAGTAGTTCTCCTTCACGAACCGGCGATACAGCACGGCGGACAGGTTCACCGAACCAAGTGGGCTGGCAGCCGGCTGCCCCTTTGGCGCCTTGATCTGGGCAAGGGTGCTGTCGATCTTGTAGTCGATCCCTCCGGACAGCAGGTAGGTTCCCGGCGGGACGATGTTGACCTCGAGGAAGTCCCACAGATAGACGGCTTCCTTGATCTTCTCCAGGTCGTTGTTGGCAAAGGCCTGCATGTAGGCGATCCCGGGCACGTCCTTGTTCTTGAATATGACCCGATGCGAGTAGCTGGAGAGGTCCGTCACGCTCTTGTTGGGCATGAGTGCCGGTACCAGCACCACGGACATGCCTTCGCGGGTAGCCTCATCGATCATGTTCAGGAGCTGGTTGGTGGGGTTCTGCTGGGAGCCGTCGAGTCCGGCGTTGCCTAGGGAGGCGCAGGCTGACAACAGGCTTGCCGGGAGCAGGATCGCGAAGGGGCTCAGACGCCGAGCGATGGTTTTCAT